CCAGTAAGTCGTTCGACCCACTCACCAAACTGTTTGATGACTGGCTCGGCTGCGTCAAGAAGAATGAGAAATAGCGTGTAAAGATTTCCTGCCGCTTTGCCTAGATTCTTTAGAAGACCGTCGTTTGTCTTCCAAACTCTCTGAAGTCTGTCTAGATTGTCTGTTTCCGTAACTACATTTGCAATATCAATTGCAATATCGCCTAGTACGCTTCCAGTTTCTTGAATAAGAGGCTTTAGAGTTGGGAAAAGGTCATCTTTGATTGTTGTTAGGGCAGTGATTAGCTTGGGGAAGAACTCTTTACCCGCAGCATCACGAAGTTCATCAACTGCTGGCTTAAACTCATTGAGAATAAACTTGACAAACTCTTGAGCTTCAGGTGAAAGCTTAGCTAGAGCCTGTTGGAATGCATTTGGACCGCCTCCAGCACCATCTTCAAGGTCTTTTAGGTCCTTCTTTGCTTCCTTAATCGCATCTTTTAGTGCTTGCTCCTCTTTTTGAAGCTGCTTGTCTAATCCACCGCCAGGTGCAGCAAACTCTTCTGCTGCAGCAGTATCTTGTCTAGTCTTCGCAAGGTCTCTGTTGGTACGAGCAAGGTCAACAGAAGCATCTTCTTCTGCTTGTAGAGCTTCAGCTCTTGCGTAAATAGCATCTTGAACTCGCTTAGAACCTTCAACTCCTGCCTTAGTAGCAGCAGCTTCTTCTTTCTTTAGGTCAGAGTTGCGGTCAATAGCTTTACGAAGGTTTAGCTCTGCTTCAGCAAATGCGAGCTCTGCTTCTTGACGAGCACGAGAGTTTGGAGGAAGGTCTTGAACACGCTGGAGAGCATCGCGAGCTTTCTCAAACTCAAGTCGTGCCTTCTTTTCAGAGATAGCACCGCCCTCAAGCTCGAAACGAAGCTGTTGGATGGCTTCACGAGCTTCTTCACGAGCTTTTGTAACATCTTCTAGAGCATCACGAGCTGCTTTTTGAGCTCTAAAGTAACTTCTTTCAGTTCTTTCAGCGCCAATGATTGCGTCGGCAAGATTGTCTTGAGCATCTTGACTTCTTCGAGTTGCCTCGATTCGTCTTTGGTCTGCTTCTTCGTAAAACTCATCTAGTGCTTTTTTAGATTCTAATAATCTTTTTTGTGCAGCTTCGAGCTGCCGTGTGTTATTTGCTGCACCACCAGTTGCTCTTGAGCCAGCTGAGATAGCGTTTCCAACTCCACCAAAGGCAAGACGAAGAACACCTGCTCCTTGAATTAATGCAGCAAACGCACCTCCAAGAGCAATAAGAGATGGCGCTGCAGCACCTGCAATAGTGGTTAGGGTCGCCAATCCAGCACCCAAAGAGCCCACTGCCCCCACAAGACCAGAAATTGCTGGCCCTAGGAAGAAACCTGTTTGAATAAGTCTGTTTAATGTTTTTCGTGCGGTTTCAGCTTCTCTTGCAAATTTACTATCAAAGAGCCCTCTAGAAGTTGCTCTTTGAAATCCACGAGAAAAGCTATTTCCGACATCATTACCAGCCCTATCGGCATCTCCAGAGACACCGTTGAGCTCTTTTTGGATATCGTCACGAACGCGGTTGGTGATGGCGCGGACGACAATATAAGCATCACCTACAACTGCCACGCGCCATCACCTCCTTTCGTTTAGCCCAAAGGGGCGTCTAGTGTTCTTCCAAATGGCATTGGACTGTCGGGATTAAACTCGGTCGGAGGAACGTAGGGTTTTGTAACTTTCTTTACGGGGTCAGGGTCAAATTCATTGATTTCCTGTTCTCCGTAAAACCCTTCGTCTGGCAGCTTTCCTCCTCCAGCATTATAGTTTTTGCTGGAAGTAGTGAGTTTGTATTTGAACCGTACTCCGTATAGGTCTTCGTAAATGGTTGTTCGGACTGTCGATTTTGCTTCGACTTCCTCTGCTGTAGAGACGAGAAGGTCATCTTCGAAGAAGTAATGGATTACATCCAACATCTCCGTACCTTCCATCTCAGCAATCTTCATCCCATGTACCAAGCCTTTTCCGTTAACGTAAGGCCAGAGGTCTACTGCCCACTCGATGAGACTTCTGGCTGCTGCGTAGGGCGGCTTGAATACTCCTCCACGAGCCATGCGGTGATTTCACCGAGGGTCTCGACCGTGACAATCTTGTCAGGATTTTCTAGAAGGGCATTAAACCGAACATAGCTCTCCTCTACGAGGCAAGCCTTAAAGAATTCTGTAATCGACTTGGCTACTCCAGCGCCGTCTTCACCCGTCGAATTAGCGACGATTGAAAGCAGGGTCTTTCCCTGAATAGTTGGGCGGCATTGGAATTCCTCATCGTGAATCTTGAAAGAGAGAGGAGTCTTATCGACCGCTCCACCGCTTCCAAAGTCCTTGAATCGGTTTGTCATGGGGTTTCCATCCTTATCTGTGTGTCGTTGACTGTTCTTTATAGAACAACCATGTTGCTATTTTATCAATCTGAGGTTGTCTGTGAGATAGCGATTTGGTCTCGTGCCTGGGTGTCTTACCAAGTGCGCGAAGACAATTTGCCCTCTCGTTTCGAACCTCAGAACTCCACCAACCCGATTTGGTCTAATTAGGTGTGGTCGAGTTCCTTCATGGTGCGCCCTTGCGTATGGCAAAGGCGAGCCAACCTTTATGTACTGCCCTCGGGGGTCACGGAAGTGGCGCATGTGAATTGATGACCGAAGTGCACCAGTTTGAACACCAACCTGCCTTTTCGCGGCTGCCTTGATAAGAGAGCCTTTTTTACTCAGGTAGCGTCCAACCTCACCGTTTGGGTTGTTGAGATAAAAATCAAGTCTTTTTTCTCGAAACTTGACTATGACATTGCGAGCCATTACGGCACCGCCATAGTGATAGTCATGCGGACATTTTGAAAGCCACCTTCTGGACCTTCAGCATCTACAGTTGCGATTACACCAAGACCAAAAGCTCCGTTTCCAGCCCAAGAGTCGAAGTTGTTTACACTTTCCATCAAAATCCATGCGTCGTAGGCAGCAACCTTTGCGGCATCTTCAATAGCCTGAGCACTAGGTGGTTGACCATTCGGCCCAACAATAGGAACTGCGCGAGAAACAGTGATGTTGAGTGTTGCGCTTCGTGGGTCGTGGCAACGACGAGGCTCTGTTGCCTCATCACCTGGAACCCCGATATACATCTGAATAAGAGAAACAACTAGCTGTTCGCAGTCCACTGCTGGGGGAGCAAAGTTCCAGTACCGCTTTGATGGAAGCGGCATGTTGTACGAGTTGTAAGTTTGCTCAACCCTATCTAGAACGTCTTGGAGGAAGACAGCCAAGTTTTTGGCATCATCTGATACGTTCCTTACGTCTGCTAGTCCCATGTCATTTACCTCTCTAGTCTCTTACACAATCGCAATCGGTGTTACTCGTTCTCCAAGTTGGTAGATGACATTTGCTGTCAAGAGGTTAATTACCTCGTCTACCTCTGGGTTACCAAGACTTGGCCTGCTTGCGTACAAGTCAATTGTGCCAGGGTCACGGGGGCCTAATACGGAGAGAATCTCCGAGTATGAAAGGCTAAGTCTGATTGTTCCTTCAACTCTGTCAAGAACTGCAGCGGTTTCATATTGCTTTGAAACGGTGTTGAGGTAGTTATTTACTACTGCATAGACGGTCCAAGCAGAGTCGTTCTGTAGGAAGTCCCCACCAAACTCGCTGAGATAATAAACGTTTGTTCCACCATTTGCGTTGAAATACAAGTCGTATGCACTTAGCTCAAACATTGGGCTGTGGCCTTGAATACGACGAGCCCTATTTGAATCAGGGGAAAATACGCGAGCGCGGGCACGAGCTTTATCTGGGTTCGCTGTCTTAAGAAACAGGTCAACTGCGTAGATGCCTGTACGAAGCTCGTCAACAAAGTCTTGGTTGTCGAGGATTGTGTATGTAACACCTTGACGAACTACAGAAGTGACACGCTGGGGTAGAGCACAGGTGTCATCATTTTCAAAAAGTTTTACTAGCTCAGTGGCTAGAATACGAGCGGCAGCTTTACCAGCCTCTGGTGGCGGAGAGCCATAAGTGTAGGTAACTTCTACGTTTGAAGCATTCCAGTTGGCGTTGGATGTTCCGTAGATTGTTGAGTGGTCTGCTAAATAGTAAGTAGACGGGTCAATAATGTTCCCGTCGCTATCACGAAGAGTGTGAACAGCAACAACTTTGCGCCCACGCAAGCGAACTCTTGTAGATGAGTTCGTACCGTCACCGAGGAAGTCGTGGTTCGAGTAACGACCGAACCCTCCAGAAGCGACGTTTTCGACTTGTCCATCAATAAGTTGCGGCGTGTAGGTAAGCCGAGCTGCTCCTGCTCGTAGATAGGGGTCGTATGCTGAGACATAACGCTCTGTAACTCTTGTGATACCAGAGAACTTTCGTCCTGACATTCCCCACAAAAGATATGAAGCTGTTTTTACGGCGTCGTAGGCGTAGTCAGAATCCGCATAAACACCCAACTCCTCGGTGTCTGTCCACAGATTGCTCATTACGTCGCCTCTCTTTATCTAACTCCTAAAACTAATTGAGGCGGGCAGGGCCAGAGTGCAGGACACCCGTGGCACTCTGCCCGCCCCTCTTAGCTACTAGGAAGTTGGGTCCTCAGACGATGCGATGATGAAATCAATCGGTAGGTCTGGGTTGTAGTCATCCGCACCTGGGACGTTGTAGCTGCTTGTTGAGCCTTGGCTGTCGAAGTCAGACACTGAGAGGTATCCACGGTTGCGGATTACGTCTCCAGCAGGGGTAACTGGTGTGCTTGCAACATCAGCCGCTGTCTTAGAGAAGCGGAATGAAGTTGTGCTTGGTACTGCCGTGATTGTGTAGGTTCCGTTGAATGTTGCGTCAACGCCAGCGATTGTCACGCTCTGACCCACCTCGAATCCATGTGCTGTACCTGTAGTAACTGTTGCAACGTTAGAGGTAAGGCTCTTGTTGGTCACAGTGTTGCTAGCAACATCGAACCAGCGGTAGAAGCCCTTGAGCCCCTCAGGAGCCCATGTACCACGGGCGTAGCTGTAAGGACGCTCTGTTGCAATTGGGTACTCCCAGCGACCGTCAAGGCCAGAAGCGAACTGAACGTTTCCAAGGCCATAGCCTTCGAAGGTGTTCGCAAGCAGACCGTTTTCAATAACACGGTCACCGCTCTGACGTAGCTTGGCGTATGGGAAAACCCAGTAGAAATATGGGAGTGAAGTATCGCGCTTGCCATCCTTTACGGCGAAGGACCAAACTTCGATAGAGACTCCATTGCCTGAAGGGTCGTCACCTACGTTAGGTGCAGCCCAACCAATGCTCTTGTTGTCTGGGGAAGCGAATGAACCGAAGTTCTTGCGAAGTAGCAAGCCACCTGACATAAGAGCAGTTAGCTCAGGGTCAGGCTCGCAAATCGCGACCTCCATGGTAATTCGCTTGAGGGTGTCAGGTGCTTTGTAAGACACGCAAATGGTGCCGTCAGCTGACTTCTCAACAATTTCGTCACCCTCTTCATATTCAGGGGTGAATGATGCGCGTAGAAACGCCGAGGTGGTGTAGCTGTCGCCTGGTCCGTTGAGCAGGTTACCAGCGGCGTCCAGTCGAGTGACTCGAATCGCCACACCTTGGACGCTAGCCGCATAGTCTTGTGTAGCCATTCCAGTGTGCTCCTTAGTTTTGGTAGTGGGGCTTAGTCGCTAGGAAGTGTCACTCGCATTGCGAAATGCATCGAGGGGTCTGCATAAACCGCAGCGGGGCGGAATGCTTTAATCCTCATGTTGTTTATTGTAACATCTGCGCCTTGTGCCAAGTTCTCGTTTACAATCTCGACTTTGCCGAGGTGCACATCTACTTGACCTGTTGCATACATCCACTTGTTAGTGGCTGATGCAGCTGCGTTCGTGTCTCCAATAGGGCCGTTGCCTGTGTATCCAGAACCAATAACAACATCTGTTCCTAGACGAGTCATTGCTCGACCAAAACTTTCGTCGTCACCCTTCTTATACACAAGACGAGAGCCAAGAATTGAGGCTACGTCTCGTGTCATGTGAATGACCCCCTTCTCACCTGTAGGTGATTCGGAGATTGCTTGTTCTAGAATCATCAGGGCGTTCTCTGGCTTTTTAGCACCAGAAACAGGGACAGTCACGGTGGACGCCTTACGCAGATACATGTTGGATGTATCTGGGTCAGGAGCTTGAGCGGCTAGCCCTTCCCAAAATTCTCGTTCAACTGCCTTTTGTGTGGCTGCCTCTAGCGCGGCAACCACTTGAGCAAATCGGTCTTCACCAGGAAGACTGAAAGTTGAATCAAAAAGCTCTGCGTCAACGTAGAAGGGAGTGTACTCAAGATAAGTCTGGTCGCCCTGATTATCTGAGAGTGTTCCGTTTGTAACTACTTCATCGTTGACAGTTAGTAGACGAATGTATGACGGAAGAGAGTTTGTCTCCTGTGATAGGTGACGAATCCACCTCTCGTCATATTCCCGTCCAGTGTGTTTCATCACACGAGCGACGCTCAGGATGCCGCAGGGTGCTGGAACTAACTCGTTCGCTGGATAAACTCCTTTGAATGTTGCCATTTCCAATATCTCCTTAGCTTCTCTGAGCGTCGCCCGTTGTGACTACTTGTTGACTATCGGCTTAGTACTCGATAGCGGCTGCGGTTGCGCCACCAGTGGTGTCACGCAGTGCGGCTGCAACACCGTTGACCGAGATGGTCGAGGTGATTGCGAGGCCCTCAACGCCGACCTTGGCAACACCCTCGAAGGTCTCAACGAACATCTTGTAGTCGTTGGTACCAACAAGGCTGGAGTCACGGATGATACCGAGGTCCAGAGTGCCACCGTCTAGGAAGAGGAAGGTGCCCTCAGCGAACAGATACCAAGTGAAGGAATCTGCGAACTCGTTGAGTGCGCCAGTGCTCTGTGCACCGTAGACGTTTTGGTCAAGGCTGTAGCTGGCAACTACACCGCGTGAAGCGAGGTAGCCATCAATTTCAGCGTATGCATTGAGTGTGTTGTCACCAGGCATTGCGAGAGCAAGGTCAGCAGCCATTGCATCCTTCACCCAAGCTGGGAGAATCATGCGAAGTGGTGCGTCTGCCTCAAGGCGGTGACGGGAGCGGTACGCAGCAGCAGCGCGACCAACCTGAACGAGCATGTCGCGACCGAAGCCGATAAGGCTTGTGGTGGTCACGGCTGTCGAACCAGCTGCAATCTTGCTGAGTAGGTACTGCTCGGCCTCACGAGCGTGCTGAATCAGACCAAGCTCGTTGTGGCGAGCGATTAGTTCTGGGTATGCACGGGTTGCAAGGTTACCGAACTGCATTTGGAGAGTCACAGCGTCGGTAGCGACGGTGTTCTCCGCTGCAGCAGCCACTGTCAGGCTTGTCTTCGAAGCTGGGCTTGGTGTCTCAGCTGCATCGTTAGCAGCTGTCCAAACACCAACAGCGTCGGCGTAGTCTGAAAGGACTGGGGGTGTTACGAAGCGGATACCGCCACGGTCAGCTTGGAAACGGGGCAGCGCGTCACGAACTGGACGAGCTGTTGTTCCGAATCCGAAGATGTCGTAACGTGCTTCGAAAGGAGCAACGTGTCCACCAGCAGCGGTAATGGCTGCAGGTGAAACAAGGTTCTGAATCTTCTCCCAGTTGCTCTGTGCATCTTGGGTGAGGGTTCGCTCCTCTGGGAATGAAGTGGTGACTGAAGCAACAATGTGCTGTTCACCATCTCCACCATTCACACGACGTAGCGCGTGAATGCGCTTTGCCATAGCCTCAGCTACGGCGTTCATGTCTTCTAGAGGGCTGCCTGCTGTGTAACCAGGGATATCAGCACCTGCCGTGATAGCCACGGGCGCGGCTGACTCCTTGACTTCCAGACGGCGGTCCTCCGGGACCTCGATGTCGAGGTTATCTGCGTTTGCAGCGGCGGTCACGGGTGCCTCCATGGTTTCTTGAGCGGGTTGCTCAGTTGATGTTTCTTTAATTGCAGCCTCTGCATCTTCAGAAACTTCAGCAGCAGCATCCTCTTCAGAGTCGGAAGCTTCAGCAGCCTCGTCCTCCTCGGAAGAAGCCTCAGCTGTGGCCTCTTTTTCTACAGAAGCTTCTGCTACTGCATCGTCGTCCACAGAAGCTTCGGCTTCAACAGCCTCGTCCTCAGGGTCGTCTTCAACAGAAGCGGTGATTGCTTCCTCGGCAACTTGTGCCTCGGTTGGCGTATCTTCGGCGGAAGCCTCAGAAACGGTGTCAGTCTCAGTCGAGAGTTCAGCGGATTTCTCCACTTCAGCAGACGCTTCAGACATTTTCTTCTTCTCCTCTTCGTCCTCGGCTTTAGGGGCTTCGGCATCGGGTGCGGGCTCGGCTGGGGCCTCAGAATCGGCGGGAGCCTCTTCCTTGTCCTCTGCCATTGGAGTTGCAGGAGCTTCTGCCTCAGGCTTCATTTCCTCATCGTCCTTTGCCATAGCGGCTTCGGATTCTGGGGCTTCTTCAGCCATTGGCTTCTTTTCCTCATCGGACTCCATGCCCTCTGAAGATTCATCTGACTTTTCGCCATCTTGCCCATAAACACGAGACGCGGCCTCAGCGGCCCGCTGGGCGAGCTCCTCGACTGCGGCTTCGCGCTGCTTGAGTTCCGAACGAACGGAGTCAAGCATGTCGGCAAGCGACGTCATAGCATCAACTGTTTCAGGAGAGGGGTCTTCCTTCTCGACCGATTCAAATTCGCTGATGATAGCTGTCTGAAGCTCGGCAACTTGTGCGTCGTCAAGCTGAGACAACTGGTCCATCATCTCCTTAATACGGTCCACTGTCCCTCCTTAGGGCAGTTAGGTAAGAACACGAATGTTCTATGTTCTTTCGCTGATGAGTCGAGGCCGAGGGACTCCGATACGCATGGTGCGTGGAGGCACTCCACCTAGATAGAATGTTACATAATCCCCGGAAGGGTGATTGTACGATTTTGATGCTCTTTCTGGTTCTTAGGTCAGAAGCCTGAGGAGCTTCGCCATCTGGGAAGAAATCTCAGATTGGTTGTAGTAATCGCCACCAGACATGAACTTCTTCAAATCGGCTGTGGCCTCATCGGCATCTTCTTTTCCGATTTTGTCCTCAACCCTTTTAATCATATCTTCCATGAGCTTTTTCAGGGCAGGGGGAACATCGGAGAAACGAATCTTTTCTGCCTGCTCACCGAAGGCAAAAGGCAGGTTGGCAATGACCTTTCCAAGCTCTGCTGAGCTGGCTCGGACGTTCTCTAAAGATTCAGGATTTAGCGCTTTTGCGTCCAATCGGTCGATAATTCCAATCAAATCGCCCGCTGCTTTAGCTGCATTGCCGTAATCTCCAGCGTTATCGAGGTTTTCGACCTCTTCTACTTTTTCGATTACTCGGTCCAGACCAGCCACTCCTAGGTCTGACTTCAAACGAGCCAGTACCTTACGGAACTTTCCTGCAGCATCCCGAGGTTGGGTCTGGGGGGTGTACTTGCCTCGGGTCTCATCTTTTTTTGCGCGGTTCATTCTTTCTACTTTTAGAGCTTCGATTTCCTCTTCGGTGAGGTCATCGACATCTGCAAAAGTCGCTGAAGCGGTTACAGAACCATTTTCAAAAAGTGCTCCTAAATTTGCTGACTGGGCAGACAATTCAGCACGAAGGCGAAGGTCATCTACCATCGAGTCAATTGTGGAAGCCGCTTTCCAGTTTTCTGGAACAAGCTCTTCCTTGCCTAGGGCACGGGCACGCTTGCGAATGTGAGTGCGAACCTTTGCGCGGTCTTCTGGGTTGGAGCGACCATAAGCCGAAATTGCGTTCTTTAGGTCTGACTCGTTGCGGATGGGATATGAACCATCAGGAAGGGCTTGGCCCTTCTTCGCCAAAATCTTGCGCTCTTCCTCAGTGAATTGCTTGAACTCAGTCACTGCGGATGCAGCAAGAGCACGCTCTTGGATTGTGGCTTCGGCACCGTCTGAAATGAACTCGCCAAAGTCCTCCATTGATGCGCTCTTCCACTTCTCTGGGATGAGGTCTACTCGGCGGAGGGCACGAGCACGACGCATAATGTGCTTGCGAACCTTGCCGCGAGCGCCGGGCTTAGAGCGACCATAAGCTTGGATTGCATTCTTTAGGTCGTCAGAGTTTCGAATTGGGAAAGAGCCGTCGTCAAGAGCCTTACCTTCCTTGGCAAGACGCATACGAAGACGACGAGAGATGACAGCCATTTCGGATTCTGGATTGTCATCCAGCATCTGAATCATGTATTCCCAACCGTTTTCGTCTGCCTTGTCTTCTTCCTTAACTTTCTTGACCTTGGCAGCAAGCTCTGCGTGCTTACTTGCAACAAGTGGCTTCTGTAGACGGTCAATTTTTTTGTTAATTTCTGCAAGAGGGTCGTGCTTCATTTGAGCCAAAACATTGGCACCAGCAGCAACAAGAGCCATAACTTGACCTGATGCAACACGAGCACGAGCAATCGGGAAGCCTGGAACGTTTACTTGGCATACTGCAACAAGCTCAAGGTGACCCTTGATTGGACGCCAGTCTCCCGATGGTGCTGAGGCACGGGCAGCGCGGATTTGCTCGGGGGTTGTGCCAGGGCGTAGTGCGCCTGAAACCCAGATTCCGTAAGCATCCTCTCCTGCGTGCACATCTGCGAAAGCTGATGCAGTGTCGTCGTAGTGACGAACTGCTTCCTCTGCAGAAGCTTCTAAACCAGCGTGACCGCCAGCCAAAGTGAGTTGACCAACTGGGACATCTTCACCGTCAGCGGTTCGGATTACACCAGTGTGGAAATATGAATACTTAGAGCGGCTGCGTGGGGGACGAGTCCCAAAAGCCATTCCGATGTGGTCTACATGCCAAGCAGCAATGTGACCGAATACGCGACCCTCGTCTGTGATTGTGAGTGGTGTCGCTTTTGTAAGTTTGGGGTTGTCGAACCATTCCTTTGGTGGCTCAACAGGGATAGCACCAGCAACCATTCCGCAGGCAACAAGCGCCGAAGCGTCTAGCGGGTCAACTCCCTCCACATATACGCCGTCTGGTAGCACTTCGCCCTCCTGAGCTTTTGTGTCTTCTACTAACTGAATAAAGCACTCTTGAAACGCAGGTTTCGGGACGATGGTTACAGCCATGACCCGTGCGCTCGTGATATTTATTCTACCTGACTCGATTTTCTTCGAGTCTCCAGAATCGTCGTCGGCAGCCATCTCTGGCTCCTCAGCAACGAACTGGTCCATATCGGCTGATACGCCACGGATAAAACCGTTGCGAACCAGTCTTTCGGCTTCTTTACCGAAATCTCCTTGGTCGAAAACGCCATAGGCGTTGCCAATTCCTTGGTCTGTGCGCTCCATGTGGGTGATTTGACCGACCACAACTGAGCCGTCGTGACCTTGACCTGTCTTAATTTGCCAGAGCAGTGGAATAGGAAGTTCGCGCATACTAATTGCGCCCTTCTCAAAAATTCGACCGTCTCCAGACTCAAGTCCCTCTGGGATTACCAAAGGAATAATGAACTTGGAGCCATGCTCTGTTGGCTTGGCAGATTCTCTTCCCAAGAGGCGAGACTTAGCTGAGTAAGCGCGAGCTCGAAGTGTCAACTCCCCAATAACTTTTTCTTCTGGCTTAAGAGTTTCGATATCAGCTGAACCACGAATACCCTTTCTCTTCTTACCAACATTGAACTTGGAACCAGGCCATACGCCAGTCATTTCCTTGTGGCGAAGAGCGCAGTAACCCTTTGCTCGTGGGCCCATGTACTTAGCTAACTGCTTGTAGCAACGAGTCCAGTCACCTGGGGTGTTCCAACGAATCTTGAGGCCACCCTTACCGATTGTCCAGTAACGGCGAAGTTTTTCGGCATTGCCTCGGTTTCGGTCTAAACCACCAGCAGCTTGTACTGAAGCGATGATTGCATTGTTAGACAGAGCAAAGTGGCTAGGTACTCGAAGAGAGGCAGTTACTGAAACATTTCCGTCAATCTGTTCTGTGACGATTGAAAGAGTTTCAGCATCAAGAAGAACGACTGGAGGGGGGGTTGGGCTGTTTAGGTCACGAGCAATTTGGTCGTTGCGCTCCCACTTTTTGTTGCGACGAACGAAAGTAGCAGGGGTACGAGTCTTCTTGCTTGCTGGGATTAAGCAAACAAGTTCCATCACAGCTTGTGGGTCATCCTCGGCAACAATTGCCATGTAGAGAGGAGCAACGTCTGCTGTTTCTGGTGTCAGGTCTGTATCGCCAGTACCAGCAGCAACTACACCTTCATATCTACTATTTTTATTATCTTTTTTCTCGAACTTAGGGTTGTATGGATGCCAACCAGTAAATCTTTCCCGAGCAAGGTCACCAGCGGTTTTTGTTCCAGCGTTCTTGTACCAGTCGCGTAGGAATGGACTTAGGTCCATAAGGTTGGGAGCAGTTGCAGGGTTCCACTCTTGCTTAGTTGTTCCGTCTGGGTTCTTGCTTCCTTCGTAATAGCGACCAAGAGCAGTGTTTACATCTGGAGCAGTTTTGTACTGCATAGGTGGAACTGGGTCCCCGCTGTATTCAGGGGCGAGACGCTGTTCTGCAACCCAAGAGCCCCAGTCATTAATCAAAAGGTTGACACTAGGAGCAGTTAGAGGAGGAAGGCGACCAGGCAACTGCGCTGTTGGCTGGTCAATCGGTACACGAGGCTCTCCGAGGATGCCTGTGAAATCTAGGTTATTGGCAGGGAAGTTTGCAGTTGATACTGGCTCAAAAGTGCTGACTTCTTGAATTGTGTTGCTAGGAACAGTAACAGTGTTTCCGTTATCTAGCTCAACACTCACTTCTTGAGTCTCTGGGTTTAAGGCTGTGATGTTTCCTTGGTAGTTGTAGTCCCCACCAATGACAACACGCTCTCCCATAACAGCAAAGCGACCAAGTTTGTCTCGTACCTGTGAAGAAGCTGCTTCTGAACGCTCTTCTTCTGTGTAAACACCTGGAGTTACATCTGCCTCAGCAAATTCTGTAATAGAAGCTAGCAAACCGCCAAAGTCATCTTCCCAGTCTTCCGACTCAATAACTGTGTCATCACTGAGCTGGTCTAGGAACTCCCAATCAAGTTCTGGAATTGAGTTCTCGAAAACTTCTGACTCGTCAAAGTCAATCATTTGGAGATGAATTTTCTCCATTGGATTGTTGTCGAGCATTGCAGAAATCTTGACTGCTGACTCCCTGTCACAGGGTGTGTGAATCTTTTGTGTCTGGTCGTATGGGTCATCGAGAGTCTTGTCGTAAGTCTCAAAGTCGTGCTCGATGTTTCCTAGGTCGTCCCAAGCTCCGTCGTCCCAAACAAACACTGAGCCGTCTTCGTCAACCTTATAAAGACGGTCAATGCCTGAGCCGTCTAGACGAATACGAATAAAGAAATCTGGTTCTATTTCTGATGGACGGAAGGAGTCATAATCAACTCGTTCGGCTCTGCTGTAGTCATCAAAACCGTAAGAAGCGACCATTGGCCCCTTCTTCTTTTTGTTTTCACGCTCAACGATGGCAGAGGCCCAACGCTGTGCAGCGTCACCGCCCCAAAGTGCCCAAGCGATACGACCGTTGGATGGGTAGTTGTCTTGGCCTGGCTTGTAGCCCTTGCCCTTCTTGTCTACTTCGTGGCGTGGGAAATATTTAGCAATGTGGCGAACCTTCTTGATACCAATCTGACCACCGCGAGCAAGAGTGCGAGCAGTATTAAGACCAACTGGTGTACCACCTCGCTTTTCTTCCTTACGCCAAGCAAGACCACGCTTTGCCTCAGCAATAACGGCGTCTGGAATCGTGTACATGCGGTCGTTATCCGCAAAAACTCTAATGTCAAGGTCTGTCAAGGCAGCGTTGGCTAGTTCATAGGTAGTGCCTTCTGGGCGTGCCCCAAAGGCGTTCCACTGGGAGGCTTCAAGCAAGGAATCTGCATCTCCAAGCTCAACGAGGGTCTTGGTTGATTCATCAATAATTGCGCCAATGCCAGCAGATGCGAAAAGCGCCTTAGAACCAACCCTGCCTAGGTAATCCATTATTTGCTCTCCACCCTGTAGGGCTCTACATCTTCTCTAGTAGGCGTGCCTTTTTCAGCCTGAATTTCATCATAGACTGAAATAAAATCTTCCTTAATTGTAGCTACAATAAGACCATCTAATGCCTCGATTTGGTCCTCTGTAGGGTCAGTCCACTCACCGTTCATACGGATTTGCTCGATGCCATCTGAGACTTTGAAAAGAGCAGGGACCTCATCTCCATCAGAGATAAGAACGTAAAGTTCGTCCATTATTCCTCTTCCTCCTCATCGTCTTCGTCCACCATGAGCTCGTTATCGTCTGCATCGGCTAGGTAGTCCTGCTTAATCAAGAAAGCTTCGTTTGCGAACTCTGCTTCCCCTTCTTTTGCAGCTTCCACTGACTCATACTCTTCTTCGACTAGAAAGATTGAGCCATAAACCCTGTCAACAGCGACATCAGCCCAGTCTTCAGCAGTCTCTGGCTTTTCTTCGTCTTGGTAATTCCGAGCAACACTGGCTTCAATGCGGTCTGCATCTAAGCCATCGCCATTTGCCCAATCTGGGATTAGATACTCGGCACCTTCTTCTGTGGCAACGACTGAAAAGGAGTAATCCTCAAGGTCATTGACATCTGTTGCATCAATGTCATACACGCGATAAACAACTACAGCCATTTTTAGCCTCCCCATTCACTAATGTCAGCGTTCTTTAGTCTCTCTAATCTAGAGACAAGCTTATCCATATCTGGGTTAGCGCCAGCTGGATACATTCTCCGTAGCTCTTGTATAGCCTGCTGGGTTGTGAGCTGCATCAACTCATAGACACCCTTTGGACCAAGAGCCCGAACAACGTAGTTGTGGATGTTTGCTGCTCTGTTTCGACCAGGCGGGTTCATAATGTATTCAACTGGGTCTACTGGCTTACCGTAATAGTTCTCTTCTTTGGTAGCAATTACCTGACCAAGACCGTTGTCAATCATTAGAGGCATATTCGCAATGTCTCTATAGCCAGCTCCTCTGTCTTGGGGCTTAGCCACGAGGAAGTTCTGTCCATGTCGGTCGTTGTTATGCATTACAGCATCCAAGACCATCATCTGGAATACTTGATTTACTGGACCGTTGTCTACTAGCTCGCGAGGACCAACGTTTTCTTGAGCAAAGACTTTCGGTCCCTTCTTCATCTTCAAGTTCTGACCAGCTTGACCAAGAACAATTACATTGCTCTCTTTTGGATGAGCCTCTGCTGGGTACACACCATGCATACCAAGAGCACGAGCTAGGTCCACCGCAGCAAGTTCTGCGTCGATGTTTTCTTTGTCCGTGTCAATCTTGTAGAAGTAGACCTTTCCAGTCTGCTCATCAATGATTCGGTATGTCTTGTTTGCTCCGCGACGGCCTCCACCCATGCCAGTGGCTTCGACTCTGAACCCGAGGTCCTGACCGTTTCTTGTTAGACGGCCTCCACCTCTCTTTGCAGAAGCAATTTGACTTGGGCTGAACTCAAGGAGCATTGCCCCACGAGCGTCAAGTTTGTTGCCATCATTTGGCTCAAAGGCAAGACGCTCTTTGTGCAAGGCGTCTGCAAGCTCAACTAGATTACGAAGGTTGTTTTTCTCTTCCGTAGTCTTGTTTTGCTTCACAAGATTTCTTTGCACGATTGCTTGTAGAGCAAATCTTGCATTCTCTGGGAGAGATGCCAAAGGCTTTGGCTCACCATCAAAGAACCTACGAATTTCGTCCTTGTGCTGACGAATGTCTAGACCCTGCTGAGCAAGCTCATCGAGCTTAAGGTTGCCAAACATTTCTGCTTTCCAGAAATCATTTAGCTGAGCCTTGTTCTCTCCATCCGCAATTCTCTTATCGCGAACTGCAATTGGGTCAAACTCTTCTAGTGGAAGTCCATCGAAGTTGAGCTTTGGACCAGCAGATTGCTGATTGTCGGCATTTCTGAAGATGACTTCCATGTTTTGCAGACGGTCGCGGTAGCGGTCCTGCATGTCCTGTGGAAGTTGGTCGAGACGACGCTGGGCTCGTCCAAGGTAGTACTTGCCCATTCGCAAGTCGCCACTCTTTATCTTCCTATCAACTTCTTGAATGTTCTTAATGAAGCGCTGTTCCGCGTATGTTCTAGCCCTGTTCTGAGGACCAATTTCTTTCTTGATGGCCTTCAGGTCCTTAAGAGCATCTTGCTCTTGCTTAAGAACTGCGGCATCGTCTGGGGAAACGGGCTTTGGAGCAGCAATTCTTGGGACAGGAACATTTCTATCAGCAGCGTCTTGAGCTACGACTTCAGGCTTAGGCCGAGCAGCTTGAGGTACCTCTGGTGCTTCAACCTGAGGAGTCTGTGGAGCTGCTGGAGCCTCTCCTTGTGGTGCTTGTTCTCCATCAATTCGGTACAAACCACTGATTGGTCCATTGAGTCTGTATGGTCTGTACTCGTATTCGCCACCGTTTGGATACTCAACTTTGATAGCAACTCTGTCGCCTACCTGATTAAGCCCAATTACTCGTCCAAAGTTTCCTCGTCTTGTCTGAACGTAGTCTCCTACTTTCACATCACGAACTTTGGCATTCTCAACTAACTGACCATTTCTACGAACATGCTCGTCACCAATTAGTTTGAACATGTCTTGTTCTTGGGCAGCAGGAGCTTCAGGAGCTTCAGGAGCTTCTTCTGGCTCTGGAGCAGCTGGTTGACCGACAGCTTCGTCCACTTGCTCGACTACCTGCTCTACTGCATCGTCAGCAGCATCCTGCTCTGCGTTTCCACCCTTGCGTGGCTTCTTACGACGCTCTGCAAGAGCAATGTCCATTTCATCTTGGTTCATCCAGTTGATGCGAGGCTCTGCGTCGAAACGCTCCTTCGCAACTGCTGGGTCAACGTGACGCTGGAATCGTGAAACGTACTTGCGGATTTCACCGTTGGGGTATTGAACGCGAACATAGTCAACGTATACAACGCCCTTGCGTTGTAGTCCACCAATCTTTCCTTGGACTTTGCCAACTACGACACCTTCGCCGTACTTCTCTCGAATCTTTGGATTCTCGTGGACAACCTTGTCGCCAATTGCGAGTGGGTTTCCGTCTGCGTCTGCGTAGAGACCAGCAAGAAGTCGGATGTAAACCTGACGACGGTACTTCTCAGGGATTGGTGGCAAGTTGCGACGACCACGGCCTTCTGTGCGGAGAAGCATTCCTTCTCGCTGGCGTGCGATTTCATCAGCAAGAGCTTCTGCAGCTCGCTTGATGTTCTCCTCACCGCCATCACTTGCAGCCTTGCGGTCTGGGAAGTCTTCTTCGACCTGAGCGATAACTTCGCCTTCGTCGTCAATGACCTTACCCTTGGAGTTGTAAACAACTTCTTCGCCTTCGGCGCGGGGAGTGATTTCGTTTTCACCACGACCAACTGGCAAATCGTCAACGTGCTCAACCTGAGGAATCTCGTTGATGTTTGCTGGCTCATTACCAACAGCAAGAGACTTGTCTTTCTCTTCGCCTCGTGCTGCTTTCATATCACTATGTGCTTGAGCAGATGCACGCTTGACGTATTCTTCTGCTGCTTCACGACTTGGGAGAACTCCGTCGAACTTGACTTCGTTTCCGTTGTCATCTGCACCGTTGACTTCAGCAACATAGTTGTCGCCGTCGCGAGTGATTTTTGCCTTGACATCTGAAAGGTTTGTAGGAACTGCCTTGACTTCGCCATCTTTCATCTCTGGCTTAGCAGCTTCGAGGGCACCAGCCTCTTCAAGGGCATCCTTATCTTCTGGGCCAGCAGCGAGAACACGACGGTCTTTAGGACGACGAACTTCATCAAGGAATGCGTTCTGGTTCCAGAACACAACCTTCTGGTCGCCTTCCTTGTTCTGAACTAGAACACGGCGCTTGAACTCTTCAACACCAAACTCATCACCACCACGGATGGCTACAACTTGGTAGAAGTCATCCTTGTCGCGGTTTGGTCGAACAAAGTCACCAGGACGAAGGTTCTCAACCTTGATTTCGCCTCGCATAAGCGCATCGACGTTCTCTGGGTTGTTAACAAAGTCTGGGTCAGCAATTCTCATGCGACCATCTGGGAATGCAGAGTCTGCGTCTACATCAACAAGGTCAGCGACTGGCTCTGGTAGTTGCTCTGGTGCACCAATTCGACCAATCTCATTGACTGGACCTTCTGGGATTCCACCAACTCCTGCTTGCTTCTCAAGGTCTGCAAGGTTGACTTCCTTACCCTCAAGAGCATTACGGAGTGCTTGTCGAGCGAGATAGTCGGCAAGTTGCTGCTTGTACTCGTCAATCTTTGGCTTAAGCTCTGCCATCTTGGCGTCGTACTCTGCCTGACGAGCATCTGCATCTAGAGCTGCGTTTCCAAAGTTATTGTCTTCTGCCTTCTTAAGAAGAGCGTTCCACAGTTCAGCAGTTGCAAGAGCGTCGAACTCGGCGTTGTGCCAGTTCTCAAGCTTTACGCCAGCGTACTGAGCGAGTGCCTCAAGGTTCTTACGACCTGGGTTGTTTGGGTCATCCTTGAACATCTCGGCTGCAAGCCCCATCGTGTCACCGAGTCCACCCGGTGCGTAGTTGAGACCGAGCTCTTCTGCCTTACGACGGAATACCTCGTCATCGAACTTGATGTTCTGTGCAACGAGAAGAGGATTCTCGCCAGCCCATTCAAGGAACTGTGCAAGAACTTCTTGCTGACTTTGCTTGTCGTCAAAGAAGTTTTCTGGGAGTGGGCCACCATCAGGTCCAACTGCGTTCTTCTCTGCGTATGTACCCTTGAGCGGACGCCCTGGGTTCATGTACATGACGAACTTGTCTACGATTTCGCCATTTCGAATCTTGTATGCAGCAATCTGGTATGGCTCGTTGCCATCCTTCGGGTCAATACCAGTTGTCTCGAAGTCGAACACAACGATTTCTTCATCGTTAAGTAGCTCGCGGAACTTCTTCCAGTCTCCGTTTGCTTCCATTGCAAGTTCGGCAAACCGACCTTGGAATGCTGGGAATCCAAGCTCTCGTGGTGCACGAGGTGGCTTTTCGTTTTCTACAAGCTGGTTCTCTCCCTTTGCATCTGCAGCGGAGATAACTGGAAGGTTTGCTGGAGGATTCCAACGTGCCTTAACTTCTTCAATTCTCTTTTGGTGAGCTTCGTTTGCTGCTGGGTCATCATCTGGGAACCATCCACCCTTGGGTCCACGACCTGCTGGGCGGTGCAGTGAGCCTTCACCTAGTTCTGGGCCTTCGCCTTCTGGAATACCGCGAATGACCTCAATAGGTGTGTCTTTCTTCCACTGCTTTTCTTGTAGGCCCATGCCTGGGTAGTGACCAACAATAACCATCTTGCCCTTTTCGCCTTCGCGAACTTCGACAACTTTGAAGTGGTTATCAAATGCAATGTCACCTGGTTGTAGGTCTTCTGCGCGGAACTTGGCAACGAAAGGACCACCAGCAGGCTTGTCATCTGCAACAGCATTGACTTTGGCTTCTTCAGCCTGTGCCTTAGTCGGGTCTACAAAGTCAGCACCAGCAGCTTTAACTGCTGCTTTGTGGGCTGCCATGTCTGCGTCATAACGTGCCTGAGCCTCTGGGTCACGAAGACCCCACTCACCATCTTTCTTCATCATCTTGCCGTAGTCGGCAAGCTCTGGCTTGTCTAGTGGGTCTTTGTCTCCCTTTTCTGGAGGAGCAACGTTGCGGATTACTTCAATCTCGCCGTTAGCAAACCAGTTTCGGTCTTGAGTCTTGTGGCCTGGGTAGTAACCCTTGACATTAACTCGATTAAGTTTCTTGTTTCCTTGCTTGCCTGCGCTGAGGTCTGGCAGTTCACCAACTTCTTCAATAACGAAGTACTCATCGTCACGAACTGCGATATCGCCGGGCTGCAGGTCACGAGCAGCAACCATTGCACGGTGGGGTTCACCAATTGCTAGGTCAGCTTCTTGTCCTCCTGCTCCTGCGTCTCCATCTCCATCTGCGGCAGGGGCTTCGGGTCCCGCTTCGTCCTCTGCAGGTGGTTGCGGGGCTTCGGGAGCCTCTTCTTGACGGGAACGAACTGGGGCTTCGGCTTCTTCGACATTTTCTCCTTCCAGAGCGTCTTGAACTTCCTGAGCATCAGGTTCACCCTGACCCTCACGGCCTTCTCGATAAATGTCGTCAATGAGTCGATTTGTGTCTTCACCTTGGAGCTGTAGTGCATCACGAATCGCTTCGCCAGGAACTCGTGCAACATAAGGCTCCCCTTCAGGAGTCTCTTGTCCAAGAGCACCAAACCCAGGCATTTCGTTACCTGGTTCAAGTGAACGACGAAGCTCATTCTTTAGTGCTTCGTTGTCATACTTGCGTGCAATATCAACTGGATTAAAGTTGAAATCTTCTGGAGCCTCTTCTGGGATTGCCATGTCCTCAGGATTGAATGGCTCTTTGTCTAGTTCTGCGTAACCTTCTGGAACTTCAAAATCTTCGTTCTTTGGAAGGAACTCTGCTGGGTCTTGCTCAGCACGAGCACGCTCGTCTTCATTCAGACCCTCAAGGAGTGGGAGTTCCTTCATCTCGGGAACTGCGTCCTCGGGTGTTGGTACTTCTGCAACCTTTTCTAGGTCTTCTGCTTCTGCTGGCTTGTCTTCTGGGGCGCGATAGATGTCGTCAAGAATCTTGTCAGCGTCAGAGCCCTTTTCTTTTAGAGCTTCGTAGATTGCTTCTGCTGGGACAACTTCGTCGCCCTCTTCGAACTCAAGGGGTCCGTAACCAGTAGCTGGGTTCTCATCGTTACCAACAACTGATTGACGAAGAGCGTCCTTGAGCTCCCCCTCTTCAAACTTCTGAGCAAGTTCTGCTGGGTCATCTGTAAAGTCTGGAGACTCTTGACCTTGCACTGGGCCTTCTGGCTCGTACTTTTCTTTACGGTCAAAATCGTAGAAATTCTTTGGGGCTTGGTCTGGAGCCAAGCGAACCTTTGCACGACGGGGGCGTGGGTCAAAGAGAACTTCGCCATTCTCAAGGTCGATAACTCGACCATCGTCTGCAACGAGGTGGTCCTTGCGTGGGTCAAGTGGGAAAAGCCCCTTACCCTTTTCGAACTGCTTCATACGACGCTCGAAATCACGAATGTCGCGACGGGTTGGCTTACGAAGCTTAGGAATTACTTCGCCTTCAACCTCTTCGCCCTCTGGTGTTTGGATGGTCTCTTCCTTGTTAGGAATACGAGCACCTTCATCTCCACCACCCTGATTTGGGTTAGGACGCTCTCCCTTTTGGTAGCGAGGCTCGTCGTCGCGCATAAGAGCCTGAGCATCTGCCCAAGACTGAACTGCAGCGAATGGACGCTCATCTCCACCACGGCGGTTGACGAAATAAACGGGAAGGTCTGGGTCTAGTGCGCCATCCTTGCCCTTACCAACAGCAATAACGTTTTGGCCTTCGCCTTCACGCTGCTCTGCAATCTCAAACTTGTCTTTTGCTGGAGCGTTTGGCTTGTCAAACTTGACGATATCGTATGCATCGTCTGTGTATTTCTTACCGAGGTCAACATTGTCACCGTAATAGTCGCGGTCGCCCTCGTCTGGCTGCCAAGCAGTGTCCTCGCGGAAACCGTCTGGTGCATCAATTACTTCGAGGTCTGCCTCGTTAATGATTGGGTCTTTTGCAGAAACCTTTGCTGGGCTTGGGCTGTATCCATCGCGGTTTCCCTTTTGTGGGATGTACGCCTTTACTGCCTCAGCGTTTTGTGCAGGGATTCGAACAAGCTTTCCATCTGGAAGCTCCATGTCGAATGTGTCCCGACCAATACCTTCTGCAACTACTCGACCGTTGAGGTTGAAAATCCCAGCGGCACGACGAATAAGCGCACGAAGACCGCCACCCATTTCTGCGAAGCGACCCTTGCGGTCACGACGCTGGAGCATCGCACGGGCACGACGGGCAGCAGATGAGTTTCCATCACCGAAAGCTGCAACGAGTGCGTACTTAGGAACGCTCCCCTGTGGAAGGTTTGCAAGACGAGTAATTGCGTACTCGTGCTCTGGAGAAGCAGGATGTGCTGTTAGAGCAGATGCAATAAGAGTCTTTACTGACTCGTCACGAATCTCTGGGTCATCTGTGTACCAACGAGCCTGACGCTCAAGAAGTTGGGCAAGAGAAAGGTTGTGCTTCTTGGAAGAACGAGGATGCGCTAGAGGAAGAAGGTCTGTGTTCTGTGCGCTAAGTGTCATCACTCGGTTGCGCTGAGCAAGAGCGATGTAATGAGAAATATCAGTAAGAGCTTGGTGCTTGCGAACAGAGAATGGCTGACCATCTGTCTTTTCTAGAGAGCGCTCGACTACCGTCTTGGCTGCTCCCTTTGTGACGGTGCGAGTTCCAGTGAAGTCAAGATTGGCAGCTTCAACAAACGAGTACGCCTCGTCAAGAATCTTTTGATTCTGCTCGGCTGCGCTCGTGTATCGCTTTGCTTTTGCTACTGGGTAATCATGCTTCTTCATTTGGCTACCGTCCGTGTTGGCAGGAGGTCGGAATCAACACTGTCGTATGTCATCGTTGCTAGACCGAAAGCTCTCTTGAATGGATTTTCATTGTTCCTTACGGCACGCATCCAACTTGCACGAATGGCGTGTTCTGCTTCGTAACCCAAACCAGAAAGCTCTGTGAGAACGAGAATCGCCTCTTCAGGAGACTCATACTCCCCTGATTCATTGACCTCGACACTCAACTGAGTTTCGGCATAAGCAGAAGCAATAAGAAGCTCTAGGCTCTCTGGGTCCCGAACTGGGACTTGGGTAACATCAACAACACCTTCAGGAATAACGGCAAAACGACACTTACCGAGGTCTTCGACCTCAAGAGCAATAATCTTGCAGGTGTCGCGGCCTTCTTCATCGTGTGAGTAGAAGACACAGTTCATGCATGAGACGCCAATTTTTGCGTCTTCGTTTTCTGCAGCAGGTGTGTAACCTGCCCAAACGCCGTCACCGTCTTGGTCGAACTTTCCGTACTTCTCTGTGATGTAAACGAGTGCTTCAGCAAGAGCCTGCTCTTCTGGAATAAGACCAGATGCAACAAGGGCTTCACTCGCTGAGCTTGCCTTCTTCTTGGTTGAGCGTGGGTGACTTGCAGGAAGCAAGTCGTTATCTGTTGTGTAGGAAGACTTAGAAGGCTTACCAGACTTCAGTAAACGAAGGAACGCATTGACGCGACCCATTGCCCACTGATTGCGAGTCATTCCGGGTCGGTGTGAAACAGAATAAGCACCAGCACCGCGACGATAAACTGCTTTGAGCATAGAAAGAGAGGCTCGTCGCCCCTTCGGCGCAGTTTTGTTATGTTCTTCGACCTTATTGCGTAAAGAGGCTTCGACGGATTTACTAAATGCGATTTTCTTTCCACCAGAGGCCGAACCTTTCGTGTTTTTTGAAGAACCCTTGATTCGGTCTTTCTTTGGAGCGGGTGTTTGAGAAATGGTGCGCTTTTTCTTAGCAGCAGCCGTTACCGACTCCTCCATCTCCTCGGTTGTCGCTTCGGTGGGGGAGGCTGGTTCTTTTTCTTCCGCGATTGGGCCGCCTGATACCCAAGCCCTGCAAGTACGAGCGCTGGCGCACTTAAAGTCAAAAGCCTCGCAATAGCCGAGTTCTCCTGCGGCGTCGATTGCGTCGAACTCATCAGAACTGCGGTTGCCAGTAAGTCCTGTAGCAATGCACTCCTTCATGGATGGTGTGATAACGAATACGGCGCAGTTACCACAGCGTTGCTTCTTTGCGGTCTCAATATCAACGGACCACTCGTCAGCAAGTTCTTGCCAATACTCTTCGTTTGGCTCTTCTGGGTTTAGAGGCCCGTACTTTGCTGTGTCAATTGCGTTCTTACGATTCTCAAGGTTGACAGCAATGTCTTGAGTTGCCTCAGGACACTTCGGACCATTAATGTCGTATGCCACGGCTAGCTCTTCGCTCATTGCTCTGGGCTTTCCTGTGGGGCTTCCTCAGCTGGAGGCGCTTCTTCAGTAGGAGCTGTTTCTCCTGCTGCTTGTTGAAGAACTTTCTCAACTTCTGGAGGAAGCGGAGCGACCGAAGCTGACTGTTGTGCGTCTCGCACTGCAGTCATCATGTCTGGAGCAACGGCTCCAAGCATTGCTTCTGTAAGTTCTGGAGTGAATGCGCCCTTTTCGGTAAGCATTCGGAGAGCAACCTCTGTTGGTGTAGGTGCATCTTGGTCTGAGAATCCATGAGCACGACGCCATGTGTCAGAGGAAACTGCCATGCGGTCGTAACCAGCATCTGCATCTGCAGCACGGTCGTTGCGAGTCGAGACTGCTGATGGGTCGTACCAAATGGTGATGCGGTTGACATCTGCTTCTGAGTAACCAGTTGCGACCAAGTACGGACGCAGGTACATAACAGTGAGCGCATCAACGATGAGAAGCATCAAAGGTTCAATGTGCGCCTTGTAAAGTGCTTCATCAATTTGAAGAGCGTTTGAATATTTCACATTGGCAAGACCAGTGACTACATCCTTCGGAACGTCTAGACCCTGAAGGATTCTTTCAAGTACTCGGTCTGCACGTTGAGCCAATGCAGGGTCGAACGAACGCTCAAACTTAAACTGCTTAATCTTGTCGCCAAGTTCTGCAGGACCACGAATGATGAGCGGAACAACCGCGCTCGCAGACTCTTCATCGCGAATCGGAGTTGTCATCGCGTCGATGAGTTGCTCTTCGAACTCGTCTTCTGCTTCCTCAGGTGTGAAGCCAGCACCAATGCCGTCTTCTGAGTCGTATGGGTAGTTCGGGTCTGCTTGTGCAGCAACAGAAAGTCCGTCTGGAAGATAAAGAGCACCAGCGTTGAGGCGAGAGCGTGCAGTTGCACGGAATGTGCGGTTCAAAAGTAGAAGCTCAGCACAGAGGTCAAGAAGGCCGCGCAGAGATGAATCGGCTTCATCAGAGTAACGAGGGTGTGAACGCCAAATGCGTCCTACGAATGCCTTGTTGCCAAGCTTTGTAACACGGCCTGCCATTCCAGAACCGCCACCACTTGATTGCTCACGACGACCAATGACGTTGTAGCCACCTTTGGCGTCAGTCATAACTTCGTCAACGGAACGGATGTCCCAAGACTCTGGGTCTCCAGAACCAAAGCGTGCTGGCATTTGAACGAGGTAGCACTCACCAGCAACTGCCAAGTTAAGAGCAGCATCCTTAAGAAGACCTGGCTGACCGCCGTAGGCAGAGTTCAGTCGGTTAAGAGCACGCTCAGCTGCAGCAGCAAGTTGTGGGTCGATGCTGTTTGAGTTAGAGACAGCGATAGGAGACTGAGATGGGTCATCAATCGCAGCTGCGAAAATTCGGATTCGGGATACAACGCTGGCAACGAGGTTGAAGGCGTACTTGATTTCGCCAATTGCGTCGTAGTACTCCCAAGCCTCTGCCTGCCATGCGCTGGAAGAAGCAGAGCGACGAGCTTTGAACTGCTCGAATTCTCCCTTGTCGTTGACCTTTACCTGTACTGCTGCAGCGGTAAGGGTTCGAGGGAAGTCGTAAGGAACTGGAGAAGGGCTGTTTGAATTGATAAAGACAGAGTTACGAGGAGCCGTTTGGGGTCTTGTGTTGAGAACTACTTGAGTAGAACGAGTAGTCGAGGGCTTACGCTTGGCGCGTGGCTTAGCAGCGGGTGCGCTTTGAACCTCAGGGGTTTCGCCCTTACTATCTCTTTTGAATACGCTCACTAGCGATTCTCCTCGTCAATTGTTGCGGAGTAAGAAGACAATTTCACTTGTCCTCATACGCGGTCAACAGACCTGCTATTGCAGAGAGGGCAAGAACCCACGCTGCGATATCAGTTATGTCTGTAATGATACTAGAAACCACAAGTATTGATGCTGTCCAAATAGACATGCACCATTCGCATGTGAATAGGTAGCCAATCTTAGAACTTTCTGGTGGTTTCTTGGACCACACCCAGTCCCTCAGCTTGGCGGTAATAACGTCTCGCGTTATTAGTCGGGTTAGGCGATAAGTCGCCAAACCGTAAACAATCAGGTCAATTGCTGTCATTGGGGGTCTTCTGACGAACTAATCGAGTTTCCAAATGGATTCCAGTTCCTCAAGCGAGAGCCACAACCGCAGTTATTGTCCTTTTCGAATACCAAAATCTTGCCAGATTCGGTGACAACCCAGTGGGTTTTGTTTTTGCTCTGTCTTTCAGAAATCTGCTCTTGAAATACGAGAGACGGCCCTTCTGGAGAATCCACGGCAATCCGAATCATGGTGTCCACTACCGCTACCCGACACCTATCCAACCTTCTGGTCTGCTGTGGAGCATCTCCTCTAACTCCGAAGCTGGTGATGTCGGAAAGGGAGCCCGGAGGAGCGATTCTCACAAGGGCAGGGAAAACATCTATTAGTACTCGCATGTGTCTACTTCGGGGTTGTGTATTCGGTTGGGATATAAAAGTTTTCCCAACCAAACGCTTGAGTGGCTACGGACAGAGGAACCAAAAGGGGCTTGTTCCTGCGGGAATCGTGCAGGGAGGAAAACACAGCATCTGGGGTACTAGCAAGAATTGCTGCCCTCCAAGACCTATGAGTTGTCAGCTCTCGCAGGGGGAAAGCAATTGGGAAGCTTGAATTCTCTGAAGTCATGGTTTCAAGAAACCGAGCCTGTTTTGATTCCTTGTGTTTAGGGTTAACCCAAACCACCACGGCAAGGTCATTCTCGCTATAAACACCTGTGGATGTTCGATACTGCCTCACTGGCTCAACCTCCGTGCCATTGCTCGATATGAAATACCGCAAGCCTCAGCGATAGCTGCTGTAGGGACTCCCATCATCTTTAGATACTGGGCTCTTTCAGTCAGCTTCTCGTTTGCAATTGCGTAGGGGCTTGATGGTGAGCATTTGGCTCTGTACTTTCTCGCTAGAGCAGAAAGCTCTCGAAGCTCGCTTCTCATAGCGGGAGGGACGCCCGGAGAAATGGACCTCAGACGGGGGGCTGACTTCAGTGGAACCGAAGTTGTTAGAGACTTCGGCGGGGGTGGTGGAATCTCCCGAAACTGCTTCTGGTTCTCTGCTCTCTTCACCCAAAAATGAATAGTTGTCTTAGGGCGAGGAGGCTGTAGAGAGTCTCCAAGTGTCTGTAGAGACCAACCAGCCTCCCAGAGGGCGCGTAGGCGCGACTCAGAGGCTTCGCGGGGCAGGCTTGCTAGGAACTCCACTTCTTCCCTAGGTAACTGCGTCTTCTCGGTCGTCATTGTTCTATCGTACAGGACTTTTCTGATGGCGTTCAGAGCCTGAAGGGGCTAAGTCATTGTACGAAACGGTCGAAATTATGAACGTTTACGATTTTTGACTTTGGCCTGTGAGTCGGCTGCGCTTTATACGGGAGCCTTTCCAAATCGTTCCGGGCTTTTCGAGGGGACATTTTTACCTTTTCGTTTTCGCTGCTAGGGGTGGGGGGAGGGGGGGTCTTTTTGTTTCGAGGGGTCATCTTTTTTCTCTCTTCTCTCTGGGACATACGAGGCAGGGGGTGCATGTGTCTTACTTGTCATGTGTGAGGTCATGTCATGTCTTGTCAATGACTAGACAAGCAAGCAAGCAAGGCAGACATGTGTGCATGTTGTCTAGGTGGACTAGACAAGCAAGGCAGACATGTGTGCATGTGTGCAAGCAAGGCAGACATGTGTGCAAGCAAGGCAGGGGGGAGGGGGTAGGTGGGCTACAAGCAAGGCAGGGGGGAGGGGGGTCTCTCTTGTTGCAGGCTCTGGTTCTGAGGCTGGCTCTGACTCTGGCGACTACCTACCTAGAGGGGAGGGGGGTATGGGGGTCATCATGTGGGCTAGTGCAGACAGCCAGGCGTCTAGGCCCTGGCAGGTGCAAACAACTTAGGCACTAGACATGCAAGCACGACATGCAAGGCAGGGGGGAGCAAACCCAATGCAGGCAAGGGCTAGAAAGAAATCTGCCCTAGAGGCTTGCAATAGTGCAGGAAGGTTGCTAACCTGCACCGCATGTTCCAAGTGACCAACCCCAAGACAGGCAAGACCTACAAATACAGCACCGCACGCAAGGCAGACGCATACGCTCTCGCAGAGAGGCTAGGCGTGGAGGTGCAGGTAGTGCAGGCGACCTACCGCAAGACCTACGGCAAGACCTGCATCTGTGGGCGACCTGAGGACACGCACGAGTCCTACGACTGCTACAAGGACTACAAACTGCAAGGGGGGTGGTGACAAGAGACACACCGCATGACTTGACAGACTGCAGGAAGGTCTGTAGTCTTACTCAGGTAAGGCGAAAGCCAAGCACAACAAACACAACGACGAAGGGACACCGCAAGACATGAAGACTTACTCAGTAGCCATCACCGCAAAGGGAGTGACCTATCACTTCCATGTGGACACCATCAACAAGGTCAGGGAGTTGTTCGCTGGCTCATGTGACATCACCGTATTCGATGTGTGGTCACAGACTGACCGCATCAACGAGCGACCCATCATCGAGCGTCTGACTGAGGCTCAGGTCAATGACATCATCTGGGGTCGCACCGCACAGGTGCAAATCCTGCAGGGCGCAGTCGCCTAATCCGCACAGCACACAGTCTCCCCCTCTGGATGGTCACCCCCCGACTATCTGGAGGGGGTTCTACTTTTTTCTGAGAAAGTTCACCGCAATACTTGACAGAGTGCAGGAAGGTTGCTAATCTTTCTACTGTCAGCAAACAACGACGAAAGGACATCATGTCAAACAAGTACCTAGCAGTCACGACTGAGGGAGTCATCTCAGTCATCACCGCAACGAACGAGGACAGCCTCAGCAAGTTGCAGGAGGCAGTAGGGGGCTGGGTTCAGGTTATTGACCTCAGCGACACCCTCAGCCTCTGGTGCAACGAGGAGGGCAAACTCATCAACCTTCCGCACAATCCTTACGCTCAGGTCATCTGGGATGAGGTGTTCGGAGCACACACCGACTACATCGTGGGCGATGTTGTGTTCACAGGTGGCACAGACGACGAGGGCTACACGCTGGGCATCTCTGAGGAGCAGGAACAGCGAGTGCGTCAGGCAGTCGCAAAGGCTCAGCAGTTCGTGCTTCCACGAGTGGTCATCACGAGCAACTAATCAAAGTGCAGAAGACCCCTCACCCAATGGGTGGGGGGTTCTTCTGTAGATACGCACAGGTAAAAAATACGAAAGGACACAAGAAGTGGACATCACGAAGGTTCGACAAGAAGGGCTGGGAGACGGGTTCTCAGTTCTCAATCCGCACGATGGGTTCCGACAGGACAACAGGCTCTGGTTCGGGACATGCTCAAAGTGTGGGGAGATGGTCACCAACAGCACCCTGCATGGCTACTGGGAGCACACCATCTACACACGCAAGGAGTATTGGAGCCAGAAAGGCTACGAGTCAGGCATCTGCAACAGTTCGACATCTCACAATGTCGCCTACTGCCCAACCGCACGAGGCGAGACTCATCAGACCGAAGTTGTTCTGAAGTTCTAAAACTCTGACACACCCCTCTGCCATACTTGACAGAGTGCAGGAAGGTGTGAGATGATTACATCAACAACGACGAAAGGAAGTCCCAATGGGCTGGAACCTACCCCCCGGAGTAACAGGCAACGAGTACGAAATCGCCGGGCCAGACAGAGAGTGGAGCGACACACGAGAGGTGTCATGCTCTAACGACGAGTGCACCGCATACGAGCAGGAAATCGAAGTAGATGTGGACATACAGTCCTACCGAGGCGAGGCTTGGTTCTCATGGACATGCACCGCATGTGGTCACGAGGATGAAGTCACCTACGACCTAGACGACGAAAGAGATTACGACCCTTACGACTAAGGGCTACAAAGAAAGAACCCCCGAAGGTAAAAAATACCGACGGGGGCTTTTTCGTTTCTAAGTTATTTGCGTTTGGACCTGGAGCTGGACTCCGCAGCAGCGAACACTTGCTCAATCTCCGCATGAGTTAGGTCGCCATCTTTCAGATACGCACGACTCAGAGCCTCAATCACAGAGGCAGCACCGCCAATGCCTGCCATCAAAGCAGCCTGCCAAATCTCAACTCCTACAAGCGCACCAGCACCAATAACTGACAAAGCAGAGACGGCGAAGGTGGCGAGGACACGACCAACAATGGTTTTGGCTTTTGCTGGGCTTATTGCCATAAATCCCCTCCTAAAAACAATCAACGCCCGACAAATCCATCATAGAGGACTTGACGAGCGTTGATTATAGAGATTAGGGCAGGTCTAAGGCAGAACCTTGACTGTTGTCCTCTCAAATAGAGCCTCGATGACTGCTTGGTCGTTACATGTAACTGCCTCAATGCCTTTTTCTTTTTGGAAAGCACACAAAGCCGCACAAGTTCCATCACCAATGTCACCGCGCTTATCAGAACCTGCTTCATAGTGACCCAACTCAATGAGTCGAGTCTGAACAGCAGCAACTGACGCAGAGTTTCGAGCGAGACTTCTGAAATCAACAGCAGACATGTAAACAACTACATCGTTTTTGAGGTTGGTCTTCACGGCTGCCACATTTTTTACCTTTTTGGCAGCAGGCTCTGGTTCAGCAACCACTTCTGGTTCTGGAGCCTGGATTTCCTCAACCGCAACAACTTCAGCGACTTCGAGTGCACGTTCGTGGATGGTTCCATCCTGAACAAGCCCATCAGCATCGCCATCTACCGCATCTGCTTTGTATTCAGCATCACGCAGGTACTTTTCTTCACCCATTGCATCCTCACTTTTCTGGGTACTGGGTTAGCCAATACGGTATGTCGCCAACCTTTCCTCCATTATACGCATTGGGTCCAACCCCCCATGCCCCGAAATCAGTACCTTTACTTGACATCTTGTAGGCAATACCCGCATTGACAAGCGGGTCGAACAAGTCTTCGTAACTGCTCAGGTTGTATCGCTCCATCCTGTCTTTACCGAGGTTCCCAATCATGTTGATTTGGAACAAACCGTAGGAGTTATCACCTGTATTGGAGTTCCCATTGTGAGCCACTGGTCTTCCTCTGGACTCACGCATAACAATCGCCCAAGCCATCCGCAAAGATTCTCCCTCAAAACCAACATGGGCAAGAAGGTCACGCAAAACTTTTGGTTCGAGGACTTCTGCTTCGAGCGATGCAACAAGTTGTTGAGACTTCAGCGCAGCTGTTGGTTGTGTTGTCGAGGTGGTAGGGGCATTTTTTACCTTTTCCATCCTCAGCAGTTCCATCTCGTAGGTGTAGTGCTTCTTTTTCATGGAGTCTTCTAACTCCAAAGAGAAAACTTTCTCCTCCGCATACTTAGGTGTACTTGTCGTTGTTGTCGCTTCTTCCACTAGGTCACTTGCGTATGCGACTTTGACCACGAGGGTCACAAGGAGCAAGCCCATCACTCCTGCTACTAGTACTGCTCTATTTCTGGTTTTGTCCTTGGTTGGATACAAAAGCATCTCCTAACTGTTGGGGACACGACAACCGCACTCACGGGGGCGGTAGACATCGCTCAGTCGTATGTCTTTAGGTCTCTACAAGCATAGCACAATGCAGGAAAGTCCCCCCTGTTTTTTGCAGGGAGGACTATCCGCAAAGGTACTTAGACCCCGAAAGCCTTTCGACAATCCGGGCCAAGTCGCAACTGACGAGACACCTCGTCTGTCAGTTCTGCTCCGCAACGACCACAGCATTGGTAGTGGTCAGCGAACAACTTTGTGTAGTTGTAGGGGTCACGCTTGATGATGCGTGCAAACACGAGTGCATCTGCCATCGGCATCATTGAGCGCATGAAAGAGCCGGGTGCTCCGTGTAACTGCTTGATGTATGTCTTGCCCTGATACTTGCGGATTTCGACAAACACCATGTCATTGTTGATTGGCTTCTCTAGCAAGTCCATCATCACTTCACCAGCAGGGATTGCGTACTTCGCAGTAGGCATCGCCTCAATCTCTTGCTTCAGTTCGAGGTACAACTTCTGCTTCTCGTTGAGGTTGTCCGCAGGTGCATCTGCCTTGATTTCCGCATTGGGGAGACCGAGGAAGATAGTGATGAACGAGGATGCAATCTTCTTCGTCATCGTTTCCTTGTTCACGAGGTACTGCATCTTGATTGCTTCAGGCACAGCCTTCTGCACGAGCAAGTCCTCAATGAACTTCAGTTGCTTTTCTGTTGCTTGGTCTGCTGTCATTATCGTCATTTTGTATGACCTCCTATGAATACCAATCTACCTGACTTTTGCAGGAAAGTCAAGTCACTTGTCTCTAGAGGCAAGGGTGGCACTTGTCACACCGCACAGACCAAAGGCGACGACCCAAGCCATCTCCCCCAGACCAGCAGACACAAGAGCACCCAGACCGCAAGCAGTTGCGATGACAGATGTCCAGACTAAGTTCCGAACAAGTTCCCGAAGTTGCTTCATCGAGTCTCCTCGATGGGCTGGCTCAGAGTCTTGTCGGGGCGAGTTCGACCTACCAAGCGTGCGCTTGGGTCACGGAACTCAACTCCTTGTGCCCAGATTGCCTTGCGTGCAGTTCGATAAGCCACCCCCAGTTGAGATGCGACTGCCTCTACTGACATGCCATTGGAGTACAACTCGGCAGCCTGCTCAGCGATGCGCTGATGCTTCATTTTTTACTTTTCCTTTCGTCTAGTTGGTTTCTTGGTTTCTCCGCATTTCAGCAGAAGATTTCAGTTCTCCAGAGCAGAACCTACAAACAACTTGATGTTCTGGCGTGGTTTGTCCAGACCAGAACCTTGTTCCGCACTCTCGAATAACGAGGCACATGAACTCTTGGTCATTGAGGTCTATCTCTTGGTTTTTTACCTCACTCACGATTACTCCTCAACAGGTCTCTGAACCGCATGTTCTGCGATTTCATCTGCTGGTTGTCCCATGCTTGCGACCCAATCTTTGATGTGGTCGTCAGTTGGCATACCAACATGTCTACCTTCCTTCCATGTGAAAGGCGTTGTCTGACCTTTCGGTAACACAAACAGGTGGTACTGATTTGCTGTGTCAATGAGTTGGTCGTCTGGTGGGAAGATTTCGATTGCTTCTCTGTCCAGACCTGCAAGTTCGTTCTTGATGCGTTGGAGATGTCTCCAGTCACGCACCGCACGACGCTTGTGGTCTCGGATGCTCAGATGGATTGCTCCATCTTCTTTACCTTCCAACAGATGTCGGTGCACGACATAGTGAGAGTTCACCCAGAGAGTTTCGTTCTCAACGAGTGCGTCTTCTCGCACAACTCCATTTCGCATCGGCGTTGCCTCCGCAAAGCGAGTCCACTCTCTTGGTGGCGTTGCACCTCCTCGGTGCTTTCCCTTCTTAGCCATTGGTGCTTCTTTCGATGTCCTTCTCAAGACACTCAAGCATGTCGCCCCAGCAATAACCATCTGAAGTCCACCACAGGTTTCCAATCACTTGGAACATGATGAACAGAAACAGAGCAACAATCGCTGTGAAAAACCAGCGACGGCGTATTACATACTTGCGTTCCATGTTCCATTTAGAAGTGTCGAACAGTTCACTTAGAACTAACTCAAACATTTGCTGTCCTTTCGTCGTTTCGGTGTAACTAACCTGACAAGTACAGGATAGTAGACCTTCCTGCACTTGTCAAGCATTAGTTCTTCAGCGTGTTGCCACGCCAAGCATCTGGGTCTTGTGAAAGCAAGAACTTCTCAAACTGCCTGTTGCACAGAGCGTATGAACTCCTCTTCTTTCGGATGAGGTCAATCGCATCTCGTGCAGACATCCCATCTCGGATGAGCACGAGGGCTGTAATGAGTCCAGACCTGTTCCAACCTGCTTGGCATCGGATGAGAACCTTCTTGCCCTTCTTCCAGTCCGCATGTGCGCTCCGCACGATGTCAAACAGGTCTTCGGCATCGAAGTCACTCATCACGCTGTCCCAAACTCCATAACGAAGTTCTTTGACATGCCAATCCACAGGATTTGCATCCGCATACATCGTGACAACTGTGTCGAACTGCTTTGTTGTGATGAAAGGCTTTTCGAGTTGGTGCATGACATCATTGTCATCCGTACCACCCTGCCACAGACCCTTCACGATTTCTGACCAAAGCGGTTGCGCTAGGTACGAGTCGTACTTGCTGTAATCAGGTCTTTCGAGTTCTTCGAGAGACATCTCTTCCTCCGCATCTTCTAATAGGTTTGCGATGTCGGAGTGTTCTGTCCAGTACTCCCACTCTTCGTTTGTCATTTCGTTTATTCTCTTGACTTCCATTTGTGTCCTTTCGTCGTTTGGTTGTCTAGGTCAAGTGTATCAGACCTACCTGCATTTTGCAACTTGGGTGTTTTGGGCTTACTTGACCCAATACCTCCAACTGCTCCACCAGCGAGGGATTTCCTTACCCCTCCCCTTCACGAGGTAGACAAGGCTCCAAAACAAGTATCCGAGCAACTTGATGAACAGCCCATCGTTTGGGCTTACATAGTTGCGACGGCGACCCCCACGCAACCTCTTGTAGGTTCCGTAGACTGCGCTATCTGGTAATCCGTACATCTTTCGTCGTTTCCTTTTCTGAACCTATTTGGTTCATAACTACATAGTAGCAGAAAGTGCAGGAAGATGTCAAGTCCATTTGCAAAAGATTTTTAGACCTGCCTATGCTGTGGGACTACCTCCCCAACAGGGGGGTGGCTTTTTAGGATAGAAAAACTATCGAGGGTCGGCACAGACTTAGGCAAAGTGTCCTGTGCATCTAGACGGCAAGCCCTCCGCAGACCATCTGGTTTGCACCGCAAAGAGATTTGCCTCACCTGAGCAAGTGTCAAAACTGCTTCCCTTATGGGGCTAGGACTCTTCTTTCTTCTGAACAAGAAGATGCACAGGCTCTGCTGAGTTCGAGTCAAAACGGCACGCAATCGAGACCGCACTCTTCACCATGTTCCTCGCTGAGGTCACGCTGCGTTTTTTACCTTCGAGGGTTGCTTGCAGCGCACCAAGCGCATAGCCAGCACCAGTTCCTGCTGCGTAGATGCCATCCGCATCTCGACACCAGTCGTAGTTCGAGCCAATGTCATAGATGACTCCATTGACAACGCAAATGATGTGCGAGTCGTGTTCTCCCTTTTCACCGTACTGAGCGTCATCAAAGCAGGACTTCAGAGCAGGTATGAACTTCGAGGAGATAAACCTATCTAACCTGACGCCCTCATCCCGAGGGTTTGGTGGAGGTGGCTTCAGCACATGACCAAGCAAGTTGATTGCCCGCATATCCCCCGCTGCGCCAAGAAGGTAATCGCCATTTTTTACCACCTTGCCAGCATTAAATGGCAGCAAGTACACACGCTCATCATCAACGACTCTTGAGTCGAAACCAACAACAGCCCAACCACTTCCCTGTACCGCAGCAATCGTGGTCATCTCAGCTCACCTCCTCCCTAAGTTGTTTGCATCTCCAGCAGCCGCAGCTGCCGCATCAACGAAATTTTTACTTTTCTCCGTAGGAGTCCCAAAGCACATCACGAAGTTGTTCTTCATACTCCGCTGCTGGTGTGGAGTTCGAGATGTCCTCTTCCTCAATCAGGCTGTCAAGCGAAAGAACAGCCGTGCACCCTTCCTCTTGGAACATGATGACCAACTTGGTCTTTCCATCATTTGGGTCATCAACAATCGAGGCGACATACGGCGCAGACCCGAGGTTTTCATGCAGAACTCTGTCCACGATGCTTAGGTTTTCCATGCCTCAACTTTACAATGGCCTGTCCGCATCGTTTGGGAGGCGACACGACTTCCCTCCCCCTCAGGGAGTAGGAGGAGAGAAGCGGTGGCGATAGCGAACCACCTCATCGTTGGGTGGCGAGTGAACTCAAGCCAGCCCCAACGGTAGTTCTAGGATAGAACAGCCGAAGGGGGGTGATTTTTACCTATTTAGTCCTCTACAAGACCTATTTCATGGGAAACCTTCTCCAAGTCCCAGCCGTAATACTCCTGCATCCAGACCTGAGCCAGCCGTATCGCAAACTGCTCGTCATCTTCTTCGGGGAGCCTGAGTTTCTCATCCAGAACCACCGTGGTCATCAGGCTGAAGTACTCGCCCACGAACATCACGGTCTTTGACAAGGAGATGTCGTCAATCGCTTCAGCCGACATTTTTACCTACGACCTCCCACCTGTCTTCACCTTCGATAAGACCGAGCGATGAACCCGAGTCCCATTTGACATGCACCGTGCCCATGTCATCAACAAGAGTCACCGTGCCCTCCTCTCCGTACTTCAGTCGTGTGTACGGGTCGCTCGTTGATACGAGCCGAACTCTCTGTCCTTTCATCGGTCTTGCTCCTGAAGGTACATCGCAATCTCTTCCTGAGTTGCGCCTTGATGCTTCTGCAAGCGAACCCAGAGGTCGCCTGTCCGTGCGTACATGTCCATCAGCGCAAACAACTTGTCCATGCTGTAATCCTTGTGGTTGCGGTGTCTCTCAATGTTCTCTTCGATGAACCGCATGAACATCGAAACAGAAAGCGTGAGTATCTCCGCATCTGCTTCGCTCGTGTGAAATGGCTCTGTCATTTGTCCTTCATCCTTTCGTCGTTTTACTTGGACAAGTCCATCGTACTACTTCTCTGCACTTCAGTCAAGTCTTTCCGTAGATTTCTTTTTTCGTGTGTCCGCACGAAATCATCAAAACCTGCACCAGGTCGAAACAACTTTCTTACCTCTGACCAGCCATTGACCGAACTGAACGACTTGACCATAAAAATAAGAAAGCCCCCCACCCTTCCGAATGAGGAGCTTTTTTCTTCGTTCTATTTCTTTTTTGATTTTTTACTTTTGTAAGTTTTTCTGATGCCTGATTTTTCGGCTTTCAGTTTCCCAATCTGCTTTCGCAAGACTTCTATGTGTTCCTGAAGAACTCCAATCTCAAAGTCAATACCTTCTTGCAATAAAAGAAATCCTTTTTCTCCAAGAATACCGCGCTCATACTTTCGCCTCATGGCTCGGTAGTTTTCGCAGTCTAGGCAATACCTATCTTTGCCTCGAACATAACCCCATCGGTTGTGGCCTCGCTGACAATGGTCAGTTCCTCGTATTCTTTTCACCTTTGTAGAGACTTCTAACATTTTTACTCGTCAATGTTTTCTGGAGTCTCATACTCGAACTCGCCACTTCCCTTGATATTCTGCTCGAACTTCGGCAAGTCGGTCATTTTCATTTCGCCATTTTTCACTTTTTCCAGTAGTTCGACGGCGTGCTCTTCAGAGTCTGCCTCTAGCCACAGTTTTCCGTATTCGCCTGTCGAATACCAAACCTCAAAGGTTGCCATTTTTACTTTCCTATCATTTCGTCGTTCTGATTTTTTACACCAAGAAACCCCCCACCCCTGAGGGGTGAGGGGCTTCTCTCGGTGGATTACTTGACTACAAGAACCGTGAACTCGGTCTTGGTCTGGCAAGCCTCGAAAGCCTCGGGGAAAGCCTCGGCAAGTGCCTTGCTGTCAATGCCCTTGCGCTCACGCTTGGACACCTCAATACGGAGAGCCTCGTTCACGAGACCAACCTCGGCATCACCGAGAGCCTCCTTGATTTGAGCCTCAAGAGCCTTCTTGCTCTTTTCCAGCGTGTTGAGCATGTCACGAGTCGTAACGAACTCGTTGATGACATTTGCAAGAGCAGTAAGGTCTACTGCCTTTCGCTCTGTCGCAACCTCAGTCACGACCTTACGGATTACCTTTGTTTCCATTTGGAAACTCCTTCTTTGTGTCGCTTCACTCCGAACCCTTTGTTGGGAGTGGTTGGGGAGTCCTGCTCACCAACAACTATGAGATTACACCATCTCCCTGACATTTGCAACTTCAGGTGGTGTGACTTTTGTAACAGTTTGATTACGAGGTTTTGGGGCAGGGACATGCTCGTCGTCTCCTCCTGTGCAGAAGGTGAACCCGAACCTGTCCTCCCAAGTCCAGAGGACTTGCTCAATCTCCCATCCGCAGTTCTTACAAACTCTCATGGGAATACTTCCAACTCTTCCTGTCGTCGTATTCGAGGAGTCCGAGCATGTCTCGGAGTGCTTCGTCTGTTCCGCATGGGGAGCAGATGTTCGTCTTGTTGTCGAGTCGGGATAGAGCAGGGTAGCCCTCATACCCAAGACCACATCGTGGGCAGGTGTTTGGCATCCGCTTCGAGTCACGGTGGGAGATGTAGGTAGAGCGTCGCTTCATTTTTTACTTCCCTTCGTTCGAGTGGGCGAGCGCACCGGGTCCATTACCTTCGTCATCCTGCATCGGGATGATGTACGAACCATCGGTGAAGAAGATGACGAAAGGAACTTCCGAGCCTTCGTACCAGCCGAACTGCTCAACTTCTTCTCTCTTCATCGGTCGAACTAACTCAACAGTTTTACCCACGAGCCAGCCGTACTCTTTCTTGATGTAGTTCTCAGTCTGAGTCAAGGTTGTCATTACCGTACCTTCTTTCGAGGGTTGTCCATTTGGATTGCTCTCCGCAACGCCTTCTCACGAGTCGGATGTAGTTCGACTGTGCAGTAGCGATTTGCCGTGTCAATGACCCACCAGCCCTTGCCTTCGTAGTCGGGCTTGATGTCGTAGCGTTGGTAGTAGCGATTACTCATCGTGACCACCACCGAACATCTCTTCCCAACACTCGGGGTGTGTTCCTGAAACGATTTGCTCTCGCTCAGGTCTGCTCAACTCAGGGAACGCATCTTGGATGAGTGCGCCTTGATTGCGAGCGAACAAGCCCTCGTTAGGAACTTCGAGTTCGCCTTTGTATCCGCACCAAGAACATCTCGGTGTCTCAATGCGTGTCCACATTTTTGCTTTGGTTTCCTGTGACATTTCTGTCCTTTCGTCGTTTGGTGATTTCATCGTAACACTTTCCTGCACGCAAGTCAAGCATCTCGGCGTGTCTTAGAAATGAAAGTCCACGACGACGAGGTACTGCATCTCAGGTGCGATAGCAAGCCTCTCACGGAACGCCTTCAGATTTGGTGTGCCGTATTCGAGGTCGTACACACCTGACTCAGGAGTCCACGAGTCTTGGAGGTTCTTCGCCAACTTGTAGAGATAGTAAGTTTTCATCTCTTTGTAGTCGAGCGGTGCTTCGGGGTCGTATGCATCTAACTTCTCTGCGAGGTCGAAATCTTTTACCTCTTCGAGGCAACGCTTCATTTCGTTGATGCGACCATCAACCCACTCTTTGATTTTCTCTTCAGCGAGTTTCTCGTTCTCGGTGTAACGCAAACAGTTCTTGCCACTACCAAACAGGTTTTCCCAACGCCCACCAATTTCGTGCCAATCAGACCACTCTGGGTAGGGAGTTTCTGAGTGCGTGACTTGACTCCTCACCTTGTCAATCGCCTCTTCGTGGCTCTCTGCTTCTACGAGCAAGATGTGTGCCGTATGCATTTGTCGTTTGTCCTTTCGTCGTTTTTACTTCTCCGTTCATCATACCTTCAGAGTGCAGGTAAGTCAAGCAACCCTTCTTCGATTTGATGAGCGTTTGCGATTTCCTCCGCAAGCCAAACCTTCGCTGAGTTGAGTGCTTCCACGATGTCGTGCGACACCGCATCGAGATGCTCGCCTCGAACATAGAGGTCGAACCACGGGTTCAGAGTCCAATCAAGTTCCTCGCCAGAGATGCTCGCATCCGTGTAACCAGCAGCGATGAGTTCGGAGCCGTATGAGTAACGAGCTTCATTTTTACCTCGCACCGACATCTCGCCGTCGCAGTAGATGTCCACTTGGAAACCGTCTTTCGATACCGTGCAAATCCACGAACCGCTTGGGTCTTTGTAGAAAGCAGCGTCTTGTTGCGTGATAGGGAGAGGCAAGCCCGTTGCCCACTCAACCTTGTAATCATCAAGCCCGTACATCTGCTCGAACAACTCAGCCAACGGTGTTGGTGAGACTCTTCTCATTTTTACCTCCTTTCGATTTGGGATTTGGGGAGGCTCCCTGCCGTGTCTGACCGAGAGCCTCCCCGACCACCTCCGAGTTGGGACATGCGATGGAAGGGTCGCATCTCAGAGGTGGAAACTTTTATCTCCTGCCGACCGCCTCCATCGCACGAGCAGCAGCCTTGCCGATTTCGAGAGCAGCATCTTCGGGCTTCATGGTGTTCGCCACGATTTGCATCATGTCCTTCGCATTGGCTCCGTATCGCCTTGCCCACATACCGCTATCGAAAGGGAGCCACAGCACGCCAACGCCAGCCTGAGCGCAACGAGTGACCCACTCCTGAGCCTTGTTCGCTTCTGTTCCTGTGTATTGACCATCGCTCACTACCACGAGCAATCGTGCGCCCTTTCCGTGCAACAGATTGAGTCCACCATCAAGCGCACGAAATGCCGTGTCGAACTTTTCAGTTCCATCATTTGCAGCCCAAACCGCAACATCTTCGAGATGTTGTCCGGGCTTCAGCGTTGCGAACACAGAGTTGCCGAAGTAGACCATCGCAGACCTACCCTGCACTCGGCGCACAGCCTCAGACATGACCCACGCAGTAGTTGCCATTGGCTTCATCGCTTCGCCCATTGAGCCTGAGATGTCCACCATGACACCCACAGTCAGAGTGGGTTCGTCAGTTTGCTTACGAACAGTCTTGCGCCATGCTTCGACCTGCTCAACAACTCCACGCTGAGCCATAGCCTTGCCCTGAACGATTGCACGAGTGCGAAGTCGTCCCGGAGGAGTGAGACTTGCAATCTCCATCTCGTCACGCTCACGATACTTTGCACGCTCCAACATCTTTGCGATGGTGACAGCAGCGACTCGCTCAGCCTGCTCAGGCTTGCGCCTTTCTACGAGATAACTCGAAGTGCGCCCACCCTCTTCGTGAGTCCCCTTCGAGAAAACCTTCTGACCAACTTCTTGATTTGCCTTCTGCTCTTTCGCAGAGTTCTGCTTCTGCTTGACCTGCTCTTCCCAATCCTCCTGTTGCTCTTGGTCAGCGAGGTCGCCAGCATTTGCAATCGCAACCATCTCAGAGGCTTCTTGTAGTGCCTCCATCATCTCCTTGATGAAACCAGCACTAGAGGATGAAGATGAACCTTCGCCAGCCTCGCCAGCCTCTCCACCTTCGCCAGCCTCTCCATCTTCCTGAGGAGTTGCATCGCCCTTCTCTTCAGCGACTTCACGAACAATCTTCGCCCACTCAATCGCAAGGTCATAGAGCATTGGGTCTGCAACAGCGTGCATCTTGTGCGCTCGAAACTCGTCAGCGATTGCTCGCAACTTCTCAACAACTTCGATGCCTATGTAGTCATTGACCAACTCAACCAACTCTTCGACATCTTCGTAGTCAAGGATGCCAGCGTCAATGCGAGAGTGAACAGTTGCGACAAAGAACGATGCTGAGTAAGTGTTGGAACACTCAGCGAACTTTTCCTTAGCATCGTTGATTACGATGTCAATCGCACACGCACGCAAGAAAGGTCGTGCGCTAGGCATCTGAGCAAGTCCCTGCGCTTCGATGCGTGACTCTTCGAGCCACATCAGAGCCATGAACTCGTCTTTCTTCAGAGCCTTCTGAGCATCAGGGATACTCCATTGTGAAAACTTTGCGTGAAAGGCTTCGTGCATGATTGCACCTGTCGCCTTTGGAAACTCGTATTGCTGAGTGCGTGAGGTGAGGTCTCCCACCATCTCAGGTGTGACCATCTTGCCAAAAGCAATCTGAGTGTCTACCTCAATCTCAGCGAGGTCAGGGTTGTAGCAAGCAGGTGCGCCATGCCCTGCATTAGTGCCAACATACCCAACAAGGTCGTGACGCTCGCTCCACTTGTTTGCGAGTTCGCCAATCTGACGACCAACGCCTAGCCACTCCACAGGAGTCGCTTGCGCTCTCGTCTTGTCTGTCTTGATGTGTCCCATTGTCTTTCCTTCCATTTGTCGTTTGCCCCTGTCCCTGAGGCTTAGTTCTATGATAACTCATCTCTAGGTGATTTGCAACTCTTAGGTGAGAGGTGGGGGAGGGGGGACACCTAGCGACCCCTCCCCACACCTTTTTCGATGCGAAAACCTAAACAGGGAGATTAGATTTTCGCAGGCTTGCACTCCTCCCCATAGACCCTCGTCAGCACATCAGCGACGATTGCCCTGTCCATTTCGGGGGAAGCAGCGAGCAAGTTTGAGATTGCGAACTGAGTTCCAAAAGTTTCTGAGATGTCTCGGAACGCAAGCATCTCTCGCATCTGAGGAGCCCATGAGACTTCCCCTGCAACCTGCTTCTTGCTCAGGTTCTGAGCAGCAGTCACGAGAGGAGTCGGAACTCCCATCTTTCGTGCGAGGTTCCAATCTGTCGTCATTTCAGCCTGAACTGTGAAACGAGAGAGCAGAGCCTCAGAGAGACGAACTCCCGGAGCGTTTGGGTTAGTTGCAGCGACCACATAGAAGTTTGGGTGCGCCTTGATTGTGCCACGCTCAGGATTAGCGTTGATGGTGAGTTCACGACGACCATCCATGAGTCCATAAACGATGGACAACACTTTGGGGTCAATCAGACCAATCTCGTCAATGAAGTAGACACCACCACGCTCAGCAGCCTTCACGAGGTCTCCATCCACCCACTCGAAACCACCAGCAGGAGTTTGGACATAACCACCCACCATGTCAGCGACTTCAGTATCGCCTGTTCCCATGAGTGTGTAGACATCCTCGAAAGCAGCCTCCACGAGTGCAGTCTTGCCACACCCCGGTGCGCCATAGAGCAAGGTGAACATCGCAGAGCCACCAGCACCAGCGAAAGCCTTTGCAGTCGCTTCACGAGCCTTGCGAAGTGCAATCACATCTGAGTGAGTTCCCCACTTGCGTGAGTAGTAGTTCTCACCATTTGGTCGGAGGTAAGCCTCTTCACCTTCCATCGTTTCGACTTCGTGAGCCACAGCGATGCGAGGCTTGCGAGGCTTGCGCTCAGCACCTGTCGCACGAGCGACATAGCGACCCTGAGGTGTCACCTTTGCGTTGAGTGTTACAGAGGCATCCTCGTTCACTCCCTGAGCGAGAGTGTTCACGAGCATGTCCCAAAAGTCGCCTCCAATCTTGGAAGCATAAGTTTCTCTAAATGTCGTCATTTTGTATTTTCTCCCTGTGAGGTGTTTGTTTGATTAGGCGATTTCTTTGGGGAAGCCTTCGGCATCCTTAGTGAGTCCAACTCGGTACAACAACTTGTTTGGTGTCTTTCCAAGTTTGATGTCTGTCATGTCCTTCTTCGATGTCTCAATCAACAGAGGCTTGTTGGTGAGTGTCCATCCACCATTGACAATCCCATCGAAGAGTTGCGTTGCGAAAGCGAGTCGCTTGTCTGCGAACTCATCCTTCTTGTCGTTCTCTAGGAACACTCCCAACTCCTTCTGCTCACGCAGAGCGTTCTGAGAGATGTTCGATGAACGCCATTGTTTCTTTGGTGTGTGAGGTGTAAGCACTCTGCGATACAGAGCAGCAGGAACTTCTTTGCCCTCTTCGTTGTATCCATCAGGAGTGAACATGAGTTGCATCATGGCTCCCGGCTTACGAAACTCGGCGTACAAGGTGATGCCCTGCACATCCTTTGTCATGTCTAGCATTTGGTGTCCTTTCGTCGTTGTTGTTTGCTAGGTGATGTTTATTGTAGAGGGGACTTGCAGGAAAGTCAAGCCCCCTCCACAACTTTTTTTCTTAGACCCTGCTCGCTCTTATGTCTGCGAGTTTGCGCTCCCACTCTTCAGCCTTTTGCTGACGAAACTCTAAGGTGCAGTTCGCCACGCTGAGGATGGGGTCAGAGATGAACTCATCGAAAGAGATGCGAGCAACTTCGATGTCTGAGTTTGCATTGTCTGCAACGATGACCTCACGAGACTCCCACTCCACGATGAGGATGTGGTCGTAGTCTGCGCCATGTGAGGTTCCACCTACATAAACGCCATACGAGAGTTCTTGGTTCCAATCTTCGCCAATCATCTGCGAGAGGCAAATGCGAGTTGCGTAGGAGTAATCACTCCAACGAACCTGCGCTCGTGATAGTGCGTCTGCGAGAACTTGCTCTTGCGCTCCACGCACCCAATGTTGATAGAGGAAGATGGTGGGGTCTCCACTCTTCTCTCTAAATCCTGCTACTGCCCTGTCACCCATGTGGATGTCCTTTCGTCGTTTTGACCTGCTCTATTGAGCATTGAGTTCATCGTAGCACCTTCCTGTACTAGATGCAACACGAAACACGAAAAAATCCAAAAAAGTTTTTGGAGGAGGAAAGTAGCCCTAGAGGGACTCGAACCCTCGCTTCCTGCGTGAGAGGCAGGTGTCCTAACCCCTAGACGATAGGGCCGAGGTTGGAGTAAAGATTTGTGGTGAGCAGTTTGACAACTTGCTCAGGTTGCTGGGAGAAAACGACGAAGAAAACTCCCAGAGGTCATAAAAGTCGTTTTTTACTTTGTATCGTCAGACGATACAGGCTCAAGCGATGCTGGGTCAACTCCGTAGTCGATGAGCTTCTGCTTGATGAGTTCGTTATCTGCGTCTTCTTCGTAACTCTCTGTCAAGAGTCGAGCGACAACAGGTCGTGCGTAGTCACCAACTTGGTCGATGATTTCCCAGTCGAGTTCACTCCAATGAGTTGTTTCCATCACGGTGAGACCAGCAGCATCTCCGTAACTTCCATCCGCAGCGAAATACGAGATTGTCCTCGTGTTCTCGACTTCAGTAATACCGTTCTCTTCGGTCATTTTTACCTCTCTCGTTTTTGGGGCTTGCCGTTTATTTTACCGCGTGTCTTTACCACGCCGTGCGAGTGCGTGGGACAGGTGCTCGCCCATCCCACGCCTCGCCGTCGATTAGATGGTTTCGAGGATGTCCTCTAACGCCTCAATCTCTTCTGCCGTTGCCTTCGGCTTGTCGGGGCAGTCGTCGTAGAGGTCGTCATAGTTCTCGCCGTCAAACCACATACATCCTCGGCAGTCCTCGTCTATCGCTACCCACGCCTCGTGTGACTCGGGGATGTCCCACTCGTTGGAGACTGACAACTCGCCGTCTTCACCGACATACTCCACGCCCCAGCCTTGCTCTTCTACGCAACGGAAGTGGAAGTGAAGTTCTGGATGCTGTTCGACCATCTGTCGGTAAGCACCTTCCGCAGGTGACCAAGCCGTGTCGAAGTAATACATCAACTCGCCATCAGCAGGGTTCTCGCCGTTCATGCCAGCGTTGCAAGCATCCCACTTCGTGCCCCAGTTGCGAACATTCCAGTCATACCAGCCGTCGCTTGAGTGCATCATGGCATGTGCCATTCGCTCTTCCATGCTCATCTTGTCGTAGCCCTCGGGCTTGTAATCAGATGCGCCGTAGTAAGCATCAAGGTCTTCGGGAGATGCGAAGTTCATAAAGGAAATGCAGTCTGAGTTCACCTGCTCCTTAGGCTCGCCTGTCTGCCAATCCTTGTGATAGGTGGTGTAAGGCTTGCCAGCCTTTTCCATAAATGTCTTTAGGTCTGCTTCCTTGCCAGAAACAGTCATTGTGTTATTCACCCAGTTGGGCATGTCTTCCTCGTTTCGTCGTGTTTTTTATTTCCGTAAGGTTGAGCCTTACGAGATTTATCATAGAAGGGTTACTCGTCTTTGTCAAGTCCCTCGTAGAAATCTTTTGCTCGTTGGATGTATTCCTCACCCAGCAGTTTGAGAAGTTCCTCTTCCGCATAGTTCGGAAGTTCGTCTCCATTCTCAGAGACATAAGAGTCGAACCACGCATTTGCGAGGTCTTCCTTCTTCTGTTCCCAAGCCTTGTTCTGTTCTGCTTCAGGGAGGGTTGCAAAGAACTGCATCATTTTTACTTCACCTCGAAATCCCAGCGAGCGCCGACTTCGTAGTTCTCGAAGTCGTCGGCAATCCAGTCATCTAGTTTCTGGATGGCTTCCATCTCGTTGTTCGCTTCGACATCAACTTCATAGTGCTTAGTGAGAGTTGCTTCTACTTTGTATTTCATACCAGCGATACCTCCCACGCTTGGAAGTCGAAGTCACTCGCATAGCGTGCTGAGTCTGACCACGCAGTTTCGCCCCAGAAATACTTTGGCTTCTTGCCAGAGGGGATTACTCGTCGGAACGCAGAGTCAATGTCTGCTTCCTGAACTACAACCTTTTCACTTGAGTAGAGAGTGAGCCACTCTTTGACTTCACTCACCTTGGGTTTGGTGTCTCTCATGTCTTTTCCTTGTCGTCGTTGTTTTAGGGTGGAAGTCAGGTGGGTGTGCCTAGGGGACTTTCGCAGACATGTCTGCCATGAACGCAAGGCTCCTGACCTGACCTCCACTGTCTATCATAGAGGAGAAGAAGTTAGTTGTCAACCCCAGCGAGCAACTTTTCTTTTGTGATGCTGTCGTGCTCAATGATGGCTGTCGGCGGAATGTCTCCCAGGTGCACCCAGGCACTTCCAAAAAACATTGGGTTGTGGTCAGTCGAGACTTCGAGGTTTTTACTTTCGAGTTCGGAAGTGTCAACAACCCAGATGTCGATTCTGTCGTGATGAGCCAACTCGATGCCAACGGGGGACTCAGGGTTGGGGTGGGTGTGGTCGAGAAGTCGGAACCACATGAAGCCCAATGCTTCCTCGACAGACGGAGATAGAAACACCGCACCGAAGTTCGCTTTGAGCCCCTGCTCCGAGATGCTTTCGTAGACGCACTCGGGAGAAACGTGATACAGAAGTTCTGGAATCTTTTCGTCGTTCATGTCATTATCCTAAACTTTTTACTTTTCGGCGTCAAGTTCTCTTTCGAGCGCATTGCGTTCGCGGTCGTGCCTGCTTCTGTCGCGGTTTGTTCTTCGGTCCTCGAACGTGGCGGCTTTGAAATTTAGGGACGACAAGTCACCAGCCACACCTTTGGTGAGTCTGCGTATCCGTTCGCGTTCTTTTTTACGCTCTTGCCCGTTCATGCCGTCTATTATACAGCGCTCGCCGTTATCAAACTGTTATGCCAGGCAGGCCGTAAAGTTATTTGGAACTTGCTAGCTCGCGAGCTGCACGTTCCGTCTCACGAAGTCGAGCCATCTTTACATCCATGTCTCGATACATCTCCGCGAGCCGCTTCTCATTCATCTTCGGGTAACGCGGGAAAGAGCGAGCCGCTTTGCGAACACGCATCTCCTGAACTACCACCGTCGCGGCAAGCACGCCGCATACCACTGCGAGAATCATTTCCATTTTTTACTTCGTCCTTTCGTCGCGGCAAGCACGCCGCTCAAAAAATAATAAGACATAAACCTGAAAATACAAAACGGCACCACCCGTGTTGGGTGATGCCGCCTTGCCGTGAGGAAGTTGTTTTGTTTTAGCTAGCTAGCTCCAGCTCCTGGCCGTAACCCGTGCCGAGCTTGCCGCAGCCGTTGACATCCCAACAACTCGGACACATATAGGCCCACGGGCCGAACTTGGTCTTGCCGTCGTATGCCGCGTCGTTCTCCGTGCAGAAGTCGCACTTTGGAATCGAAACCATCTTTACTTTTGTGCTCACGCCGTTTTCCTTTCCCTGATAATTCGGTAGCGCGTGCCGCTCCACGACAACGCCGCCATGACGTAATCGCGAGCCGCTTGTTCTGTTGGGAATTCGTATGGAAGAACTCCCTTAGGTGTCTCGATTTTGTAAACCACGATTACGCCTTGGCGTCCATTGAGTGGAAGACAAACCCCTGAGGGTCTTCGAGAAAGATTTGACCATTAGCCCACGGGCCATCTTGGTCCTTGTGCGCCGCATCCATGATGTGCGCTATTGCTTGGAATGTTGCATCCATCTTGCTATCTGCGTCGATGGTCTTAGTACGCATGTCGCGTCCTAAGTGTGCAGTGAGTTTGTAGTTTGCCACCTGATGTCCTTTCGTCATTTTGTGATGGTAGAACCATCATAACACTTTCATGCAGAAATTGCAACTCTTCTCAGAAATTATTTTTGAGAGCCTGATGCATGAGGTAGAGCGTGTACCCAATGGCAACCAAACCTATGGCGAGATACAACCCAAGGTGAATCACGAATGAGATACACGCGATACCAACAGCGACACTCGCTGCCATGTACCAGTGTTCGCCGCGACTCTTCAATCTGATGAACAGCGCGATAGGCCAAAGCACCAGCATTGCGAGCGCACCAAAGTAAAGAGGGGCTAGGTCATCGTCATCTACGTCAATTGCGTCGTTGATGTCGAAGAGCTTCCAAAGAATGAAAAGTTCCAACATGACTTCATCATATCTTCAGTCTTCGGAATTTGCAAGCTTCGCGAGCTGCAGCGGCCCTGGAAGTGAAGAAGTTGTTCGAAACCCACCTGAGCGCGATAGCGCTCAGGCTACCAGGAGCGTCAACTTCAAAACAACTCCGTTCTTAAGCGGGCCAAACGTACTCAAGATTGTCGGGTACCTCGGGGAAGAACGGTCTGTAGTACTCGGGTAACTTGCGGACCAAGTTTGACTGATGGCTGAGGTGGAACTGCGAGCTCCCCAGCCAAGCTGGTTTACTCAAGTTGTTCGAATCTCTATATAGCTCGACCAGCTTCTCGAACCTTTCGAGCATCGTGTCTTTGTATCCGCGACGAATCCACTCTCGTGTTACGACCAAGCCGTACACAGCGAGTTGATATTCGTAACCGTCCCACATCCGAGCCGCTGGGTGGTTAACCCAGCCTTTGGTCTCGCCGTTCAGTGCTCGCAGCAACTGGTATGTCTCAACCCGTTGTTTCCCGAGCCGCTTGTAGTCGAGTACCTCTGCTGACCGTTGGTAGTCCTCGAATGGTAAAAACGTTTGCATTGTCCCTCCGTCTTTTATATCTAGTCCGTTCACGCTAGCCACATCGGCGCTCGCCGTCAATACCCCTCGCCGCAACTGTGAATGTAAGCGAACGGTTACATTTGGCGGGCCGCCATCCGTCAAGTTGTTTGAATGTTGCGGTCTTCAGCAGCTGCCAGGAACCAAGCCGTTATCACATCCGATAACAACTGGGCGGGACTTTATTATTTTTTACCTATTTTTTACCTCGCAGCGGTCGAGCCGCCAGAATCCGACGTAGCTGCGCGGGTAACTTCCAAACAACTCAGGCCGCCAAACCTTAAGGGCCCTTCGGTCCCTTCGGTCCATTGGGTCCGTTCAGGCCGCTAGCTTGCGGCGGGCCGCAAAATAAAAGTTGTTTATATCTTGACGCAGCGGCAAGAGCTTGCCGTTACGCGGGCCGCCCAGATATAAACAAGTTGTTGCTATGTTCCAGGTTAAGAGCTCGCCGCCACCGCCACCACCGCCACCACTTCCACCGTTAGTACCAGCAACAGCAGCAACAGCTACCGCGCCGCCATCCGAAAAGTTGTTTGGAAGTAATTTGGAAAACCAAGCTAAATTTCCAAAATTCATCTAGCAGGGGTTTTGCACTCGGAAATCGCGGGCCGCCAGCTGCCGACATCGCAACAACTCCGAACAACCCCGAAGGGGCGTCGCGGCGGGCCGTTTCAGTTATTTCAGTTATAAGTGCAACACCTAGCCGCTGGTGCAACACCGTTCAGACTTAGAATTAAGGTTGTACAAAGAGTTCTATGATGGCAAGCCGCCAGGAGCTCCAGGCAATATGCAACTTCCAAATAACTTGAACACGCAGCAGCTGCAGCTTAAGTTACCCGTCAGTAACTAGGATTTCATTATGGTTCTTGCACATCAGGTAGGAAGTGACCCGTTTGGGTTCCACGAGTTAGTGCTCATTACCCTCGCCGTTGGTTGGACTGGGTTGATGGCGGTTGGGCTGTATACACGCCGCTATTACAAAGTTGTTAGGTTATTTGCCTTAAGAGCTCGCCGCTCAATCAAGCGGTTCAAGAAAGTGCGCTGAGATATACCCAATCCACAGATACACCAGTGCTTTGCCCTGCGGTTTCGAGCCGACCGTCCTCAGGATTCGGGTGATGGTGGGAACCCGTTTAGTTGTTAACGCGACAATCTCGTAGGCGCATCCAATGAGTAGCACCGTGTTCAGAGCTTTCTGGGTGCTCTCTTTCATTACACACCTCTACAGTTGATGTCCGTTCCACATTCAGGGCAGCGGTCATGGTCGTCTTGTAGCTCGTAAACCGCGCCGCACCAGAAACAATCAACTTGTTCGCTCTTGCCGCCGTCGTCCGACATTTTTTACCTACTGGCTGACCATCTGTCCAGCGCAGCCTTGGGTACTGCATTGCAGGCCGCCCTTCGAGAGGGACAAGTTCTTCTTAGTCATCAAGGCCCCGCAGAACTTGCATGGCTTCTGCTCTTCCTTTGGAACCTTACGGTTTGGGTTTACACCTGGTGTTGTCATGGTTTTATTTTACTCCCACTTGACAACTTGTTAATTACTGACTACGCTGTAAAACAGCGTTGTCAGTTATTAACTTAAGCAGGTTAGCGGCTTCATTTGCGCGAGCCGTTACTCGGATGTGTTCATCGCGGGTTCTCGACAACGGGATATCTTCAGCAAGGCGGGCCGCCAGCTCTGTCGCGGCAGCAATAACTTCTTCATTAAACATCGAGCTCATCGGCGTCGAATCCTTCCGTCCGTTCTACCTCGCCGTCGTCGGAAGGTAAAATTTTGTCCGCAGCGGGCCGCGCTGCGTCTAAGTTGTTTGAATCTTGAGCCTGGGACGTCCGTACTGGAGCTTCCTCCTCGGAGTCCATAACAACTTCGGCATCAGTGATATCCGTATCAGCTGGTAGAACTTCAATGATTCGAGATGCTCCTTGAGCGAGCCGTGCCAGTCTTTCCTGCACAATTTGTGCGGGGCTTCGCGTATCCGTTACCTGAACATCGAGTCCGATGTCCATGCCGCCGCGAACTCCTGCGCGGTCAAGGATTTCGGCGCTCGCCTTAAGACGAACGGGTTCAGAGATGGCTGACTCCATAAGTTCTTCGAGAACGTCCACCGCGTAAGGTGCAGATTGCATTAACTTCCTGCGGGCCCGCTCTACATCTTCGCCAGGTTTGCGTTGGGTTCGGAGGTGGACGCGGCACAAGCCGTCATCCTTAATCCGTCCTGAAGACCAGAGTTGGCAGCGGATTCCGTCAGACTTGATGATTCTGCAGCGATGTGGCAGCGCGAGGGGAGCTCGCCGTGGATTGCTGGGGCCGCCATTTTCCTGCTCTTTTAAATAAGCGCGTGTTGAAGCGACCACCCACGGTGGGGAGATGTTGCAAGCCGCTTCGTCAACGATGAGGTCGAGGCCCGTCAAGTACTCAGAGTTTTTGTCATCTGGGTCCGACAGCAGCGGGCGCTTTTCGTGGAGGCTGAGGATTCTCCGTTCCTTCATAGCCTCGGGGGAGCGTGCCGCGATGAGACCCGTTGGTTTTCCCTGCTGGTCGTAGACCGCATCCCAGTTGAACTTGTTTGCTCGCAGAACCTGACGGTTTTCGAATGTGTCCTCGACAATGCCGCGTTCGTGTTCTTGCAGGCCGAGCGACGAAAGGTCAGGTCGGAAATCTATTGGGGTTTCAACAATGGGTTCGGTGGACTCTTCGTCCGCTGGCCCGTCGAAAGGTACGAGACTCAAATTTTACCTCCGCTCAAGAAGCGGTGGGCGGGACCCGTAGACAACTACAGGAAGGGGGAACAGAACACGGGCCCCGCCGCACCAAATTTTACTTCTTGGCTGGAGCCTTCTTGGCTGGGGCCTTCTTTGCGGTTGCCTTCTTGGCAGGAGCCGCAACCTCGATAACGATGGTGTCGGGGTGAGTTGACTCGTCAACAAGTGATGGGCCGGGGTTCGGGCCGAAGTTGGCGGAGGCAAGGGAGGTCACGAGGGACAGGGCCGCCGCGAACAGGGCTGTCGAAAGGGACATACCCCAGTCGAATTCGTGGATACCCATGGCCTCTGTTCCCATGAGGGCAACGAGGGCTTGGGCAAAAGTCTTGACGGCTCGCTCGCCTGCGGCCTTCCAGAAATTGATGTCGTACATGTGTGTCTTCGCTCCTTAGTTGAGGTTCGATTTTTTACCTCAGTACACCAAGTTACGGCACTGGGGCTCGGACGAATTTTTGGAAAAATTGAGAGATATACGTCCCCTTTTCATAAACAACGGTTCGCCTCGGTTGCATTTTCCCTCGTGAAATAAGGGTTTTGGAAAAAGTGCAGGGTTGTACGACAGGGAGAAAAAATGAACAGAAAAAGTGCTTCTAGAACTTGGCTAGAGCCTTCTCAAATCTCTTCAGAAGTTTGGAAGTTGTTCGTGTCATCTCGTTGGCAGCTTCAGCCATGTTGCTTGGATATTCTCTCATCCGATGAAATCCACCCATCCTCACGAGGAGGGTAAGTTGGGCAAGTTCATCTTTCGTGAACTCGACCGTTACCGTTTTCTCAGTCTTACTCTTCTTTTGAGTTGGCATCTTGGTTCAACCATTTCTTGTCAATAGCACTATCCGATTCCACAAGGTAATCCGTAAGTTTATCTAGAACCCCAAAAGCATTGGGCCCTGTTACTTCGATATAACTTGCTTCAGTATGTGAGTCGTTGTAAACGAGTTCACCTTCCCAGTGGGAAAACTTCCCGACGAAGTAGACCTTCTTCAAAGTGAAGGTCAAAGTTTCTGAATCATCGAAAGGTGAGTTAGGGAATTCTTCCTGCACTTTTATCTTCTGCTTTCCATGCTCGGTACGACTTCAAGTACACAACCATGTATACCAGAGCAGCGAAGATAAATCCGTACTGCCTAGTGATGAGTGCGTATGAAATCCACAAACACTCGTTGACGCAAAGAACTAACCAACCCCAGAGAGTCTTTCGACCCACGAAGTAGATACCTGAGACTCCGACCACGGCGAGAAGCCATGACCAGAGTTGCTCAATCATAGGGAGTTGGAGTGTCTTCAGTCTCCAAAACAGGAAGTTGCTCTAATGCTGGACTACCCGTAATCACATCTTGTGCTCGGCGCAGTCCCAGACTGTAGAAACTTTCATCGGTATCACCCATGGTGAGTTCCCAGTCCATAGCCATTTGTTTCAAGGTTCCAGCAATTTCTTCATTCCACTCACGGACAGCCGTCTCAAAAACTTTCACGACCTGAAGAAATTGTTCTGGAGTCAGCAATCCAGATTTGGTCAAGATGTTTAGTTCACTCTTGATTTTGTCTTCTAGCTTTTTCATCGCACCTCTTCCAAACATGTGTTACATAGAAGCATGTTGATAGCAGTTGCTTCTGAAGCGACTTTAAGATTCTTAGTCAATGGCACAGGTGAGATAGGACCCTCCTCGGTTCCGCACTTATCGCACTTGGGTGTTTCAATCCATGAACACTCTTTGTCAGCTATAGCCAAAGCAGCCATACCTCGAATGAGTGCATGAAGAGATTTCGGTCCACTTGTCCCACGAAGGAATAACCGAGTGTCTTCAGCAATAAGAACTGCTCTTCCGTTCTGACATGGGCACCTCATTCGAGATGGAATACATTCGACTAACCCTGAGTAAGGGTCAACCTTGTGTCTGGACATGGCATGACCACAGATACAAATTCGGTCATCCCTCGCAGACTTCTTAGTTTTTTCTTTGTCTGTCGCAATCGCTTCTTCAGGGTCAATCCCCAGAGCAGCGAGTGCATCTTTTGCAGATGTCATTCGTTCTCTCCGTCTTTCTGGAAATTACGTTGCATGATGTCTTGAAAGTCAATATCTGTCTTGACCGCCTCGAACACATGCTCAGCAATCATCTCCATTTTCTTCTTTGTCTGTCTCGCTGATACCCACGAGAAAATCCCGAAGGTCACCACGATAGAGACAAAGTTTGTAAAAATTAGTAACAGGTACTGCCACCAACTCATTCCGTCTCTCCTTCTCGTGAACCGCCAATCCAACTCAGAGAATCAACAGGAGTACACGCGGTCACTAAAGCTCCGCAACCAAAACACGAAGCTTCAAGACCCCACGCAATAATCTCGTAAGTCTCTGGGTCGAACTGCAAGGGAACATTCAGCCATGCACAACCGCAGCTTGGACACACAGGCGTTGGTATGCCACGAGCGTCTAATTTTGGTTTAGGCATTGCGTCACTCCTTGTCACTCTGTCCAAGGTTACTCCCTTCTTCCAGAACTTGTCAACTAGAAAACTAAAAACCATAAACCATTATGGCCCCTCGAATCTCCCTGCAGAAAAACTATTAAACTATACGACTATACGACTAGTTTTAAATTTGGAAAGTTACAACCATTTTTCCCTTACGCGCATGTGTATGCATACGGTTCTATGGGAAATATAGTTACATCTTTACATATTAAAACATGGTTTTATAGTTTCCCTAACAGCATTTGTCGAAAAAAACTTTAGCATTTGATGTTAGGTGTTGCAACTTCTCTGCAGTTTTATCCCTAACAGATTTTTTAAAAAAACTTCGGAATTGCTGTTAGGTGTTTAGTGCAGGAAGGTCCTAAAACAAAGAGAAAATGCAGGAAGCTAAAAAGTGTTTCAAAAGTTTTTTCGATGTTAGGGAAACTAAATAACTAAACTCAACCATTCATCGAATCTGTACAAAGACCTGCTTGATATGCCACACCTGTACAGTAGGGTCTACCCAAATTTCGAACCCAGCCTTTTCGGCTTTCATGCAAAAACTGTAGTCTTCACTCAGATTGACAGGGAAGTCTGCCCCCTCAACAGGAACCTTCAGAATCTCAAACCAAGGGCGAGGGACTTTTTCAAAGACCCCCTGCTTCATGCAGACAAAGCCAAAACCCACACCGTTTACTCGGACCAATCCATCAGCCAACTCAAAAGTCATGGAATCCATGACCGTTGGTTTTCCCTCCACAAATCTGGTGGCGCAGACTCGTCCAGCACCCCCAACGGCGTAAAGTCCCGAAATTATATCTTTGTCGCTATAAAACAGCGTCTTGAACTCCTCAACCCCCCAAGCGATGTCGGAGTCAATCCAGAACACCTTGTCATAGGTGAACTGCCCTCCCCCAAGTTCCACAGCCGACCAGTTCTGACCCTCAGACCCAGTTGCAGTCATTTCGCGGGCACTCGACACGAAGGACGAGTAGTTGTTGAGAAGTGTGTAGCTCAGCCCCTGCTTACCCAGCCAGTGAAGAGTTTTCACCAAGGACTCCACATACCCAGCAGACATGGCGTTACCAGGGGTAGCGAAAACCACGTTGTAATGGGGTTTTTCCCCGATTTCGATTCCCGCCATACGAGCCATAATCTTTGGATTCATCATTTGAGTCCCTCCATCAAGGCATCATACTCCTCATTTCTGGAGCACTTTTATCTAGAATCTTGTCAAGAAACCTTGACAAAGTGTCTAAAAATATGATATATCGGACATACCAGCATGGTACGGTGGTGCTTTGTCTAGAACAAAGGAGGGTGTACTGGTGGTCTGGAAACCAGAAAGCCTCATCACCGCCGCCAAAAAGGCAGGCGTTAGTTACGAAGTTGATAAGACTTGGCTAAGTGTTGACCCCTACGGCAAGGGCTTCCAACCTGTAGGAGTTGTTTGGCATCACACAGCGACATCGAATTTCGCACAAGGTGATGCACCTTCTCTTAACTGGTGTCGCTTCCCAGGACCATACGCAGGAGAGGCTCGTGCTTGTCATGTAGTTGTTGGTCGTTCGGGAAAGCTCTACATCATCGCTGGCTCAGGTGCGTATCACGCAGGTGCTGGTGGTCCTATGAAGGTCAATGGAACAAACATTCCTAAGGACCTCGGCAATCGCTATCTCATTGGAATCGAAATCGAAGCGTCCTCGACAACTAAGGTCAACTCCAAAAATTTGACAACACCAAAATCTGGACTCAATCCAATTCAGCTAGAAACAACTGCAAAGTTTTGTGCAGCACTATTTGATGAACTTGGTTGGCCTACCGATGCAGCCATCCGTCATAGAGATTGGGCACCTGGTAGAAAAGTGGATGTGGGTATTCCTCTAGAACAAATCCGAAAAGAAATAAACAAGTATCGGAAGAAGACCAATCCCACCCCGAATACCACCCCGAATCCCACCCCAATCCCGAACAACGAAATAACTTCTGTTCGTCTTGAAGACCTCAGACTCGGCAAGCGCAACAACTCAGTTCTGATTGTCAAGCGTGCACTCAATAAGCAACTCAAAACAAATCTTCCACTCACCAATGAGTGGAATGCCTCTACCACTCGTCTCTATAAAAGGTGGCAGAAGCGGCAAGGGTACTATGGTAAGGATGCTGACGGCCTCCCCGGAAGAGCATCTCTATCAGCACTTGGAAAACTGCATGGTTTCAAAGTAATCTAGTAACAAGGCAAAACCCCCTCCTTGCGCCAACAAGAAGGGGGTTTCGCTTTTATTCGCCTATCCAACCTGTCCCATGGCAAACAGTTCAAGGAGGAAGCGCAATATGAAGGCCGTAACAACCGCTATTGCATTCGGAATCGTATCACTGCTGGCATTCACGAATCCAGCTTTTGCAGACGGAATTTCGTCAGCACCTACCCCCAGTTCACTACAAGATTTCAAACCTCGGGTTATCTACGGCTACTCCCACCCCGACATGCAAGGATGGAAGAGAAGTCAGTACCGAGGAAAGTTTTATTATAAAAGTCAAGAGCGTTGGAGGAAGTGCATCCAGTTCCGAGAATCAAGACACCACTATGGTGCAGCGAATAGTCGCTCGACAGCACGAGGTGCGTATCAGTTCCTTGACTCAAAGTGGAGACAACCTCTCACTCACATGATTTATCCAGAGCTTCGAAGGATGCATGGTCAAGATGTCGCGAAGTCAATGCAGAAGACTCTCCAGCAGAACCCCATCCACAAGTGGTCACGAGAAATTCAGGACATGGCCTTCTTCACCGTTCTCAATTATGAAGACATGTGGTCAGGTAAGAAGCACTGGTACCTCTACAACAGTTCTTGCTAACATCTGGTCTTTTCTACAGCAAGGTGTTAGGTTTTATCCATGGACGAAACAGAGTATGAAGTAGTCACTCTCGTTGGTGGTATGAACCTCGCGGTTCACCCAAAAACTAAGTGTGCTGGTGAATGGTGTTGCATTCACAACCCCTCCAACCACCACATGAGGGAGTGGACGCAGTGGTGGCGTGGTGACCGTAAGTTGATGGAGCGTGTCTGTCCCCACGGCGTTGGTCACCCAGACCCAGACGACCCACAAAGTAAAGGTTATGGAGCGGTTCATGGGTGCGATGGGTGTTGTATACCCCCAGAAGGGTTTGAACAAGACATAATTGAATTAACAACCGATTACACCTAAGGACTCAAGATGGACTTCGTAGAAGAAATAATTGACAAGCTTTCTCGTCAAATGATGCTTGATAACGGATACAACGAAACAGACAACCCCACCGAGTGGGACCTAGATATAAAAGACAGCCAGCATTCAATCGTGCGCGAGATGGTTGGGTTTGTTGTTACCAACACCATCGAGGCAATCCAGTGTCTGCAACCAGAGGATGGAGAATCTGACGAGGCGTCAGAAGAGACTTCCGAACAAGATATTGATGAAGCGGTTCGAATCGAAATTGACCGCTACGGCAAGCGTTTGATGGAAATGCAGGATGGTGCAGTTCGTCAGCACGCAAACTTTTTTATCTTTTTAGATGCAGGCGCAGGCAATCCCCACTATGTTTCAGATGTACGAAAGTTCCTCGATGCTGTAGACCGTTTGGGCATCCCAGACGACACAGAAATCGAAGGCTCTTTGTATTTGAATTTTGATTACGACAGTACGCAAATCGAAAAAATTGAATGTGGGGAGTGCGGACAAGATGACGTCATCGTTACTGCTCACAAGTGCGACGGTCGTTGGTTAGAGCGTTATCGAAAGTCCAAAGAGCAACAGGAGACGTAATGATTTATATCTCTGGTCCAATGACTGGATACCCAGACTGGAACTACCCAGCTTTTAATGAAGCAGCAGAGTTTCTCAAAAGCAAAGGGTACGAGGTATTTAACCCCGCAGAGATTTTTGAAGGTAGAACTGACCTTCCTCGTCATGTTTACATGAAGGAAGACATCAAAGCACTTCTTGAGTGCGACACCGTTATGTTGCTTAAAGGGTGGGAGGAATCTCAAGGCGCTTTGCTTGAGGTAGACATCGCTTTCGAAATTGGTCTACCAGTTCTTGAACTAGATTTGACGGCAGTTGGCGACCAAAAAGTGAAGGTGGTTGAAAATGTGCGACGACGTAGCGGTTCGATGGTCTGAGTTTGAGGCAACTAGACGCAATATTCAGGACGAAGAACGAAACAATATCTGCCGAGCTATTGACAGCTACATTGAGCAGTGCAAGGCTAACCCCTCAGTAAACAATTACTTTTTGGCTGGTTTAGAAGTGGCCCTAGACATCGCCAGCGATGTGGATAGGCATACCCCTCCCCGTTTGAACCAGCCCACGCTTTTCTAGAAACTTAGGGGCTGTAGTACGCTCAGACCACTGAGCTTTTTACGGCTTGACGACTACTACAAACGGAGTGAACTGTGGCTATTTCTTTTTCTTTTCGCATCTCTGAAGACTTTGTTTCTTCATACAAAGATAAGCAAGCACCGTTTGGTTATCGAGATGCGGGAGGAAACTCCGTTGGGGAAATTACTTTTCTTCGCACTTACTCACGACTAAAGGAAGATGGCACCAAAGAGACTTGGGTAGATGTTTGCGAGCGCGTTATCAATGGCATGTACTCACTTCAGAAGGACCACTGCAAAACAAGTCGTCTTCCGTGGAACGACGCAAAGGCTCAGTCGTCAGCTAAAGAAGCATTTGACCGTCTCTTTAATTTGAAGTGGACACCACCTGGGCGTGGTCTTTGGGTTATGGGAACTTCAATCGTTAACGAGCAGCGCAACTCTGCTGCTTTGCAAAACTGTGCATTTGTTTCTACATCAGAGATGAATAAGAACAACCCAGCTAAGCCATTTGGTTTTCTCATGGAAGCATCAATGCTTGGCGTTGGTGTTGGTTTTGACGACAAGGGCGCAGACAAAGATTTCACTATTTATAAGCCACAAGGGGAAGAACATGTCACGATTCCCGACACTCGTGAAGGATGGGTTGAATCAACTTGTCTTCTCATCAACTCTTATCTCAAAGAAAGTCAGAAGGCTCCTATCTTCGACTACTCAGAGATTCGTCCACTTGGTGCTCCCATCAAGACCTTTGGTGGAACAGCAGCAGGACCAGACCCGCTCATCAAACTTCACGACTACATTCGTAAACTATTTTCCAAGCGTGCAGGCAAGAAGCTCACTCGCGTTGACATCGCAGATATCGGCAACCTCATCGGAGTCTGTGTCGTATCGGGTAACGTCCGCCGTTCCGCAGAACTTCTCATTGGTCGCATTGACGACGACGAGTTCCTCAATCTCAAGAATAAGGACAAGTTCCCCGAACGTAATTCTTACGACCCAGATGCACCCGGTTGGGGATGGATGTCAAACAACTCTGTCGAAGTCTCTGTTGGACAAGACCTATCACCAATTGTCGAAGGCATCTCACGCAATGGTGAACCTGGTGTTATTTGGCTCGATGTGTCTCGCAAATATGGTCGTCTCGCGGATGGACAAAACGACAAGGACTGGCGAGTAGCTGGCTACAACCCTTGCGCTGAACAGTCGCTTGAGTCATATGAAATGTGCACTCTTGTCGAGACTTACCTCAACCGCCACGACTCACTTGAGGATTACAAGCGCACACTGAAGTTCGCGTATCTTTACGCAAAGACCGTCACTCTTCTCCCAACCCACTGGGAAGAGACAAACGCAATCATGCAGCGTAACCGTCGCATTGGTACATCAATGTCAGGTGTTGCAAACTTCGCAGACCGAAAGGGTCTCCCAGTTCTTCGTAACTGGATGGACGAAGGCTATGAGAATGTAAAGAGGTACGATACGGTCTACTCAGAGTGGCTTGGAGTTCGTGAGTCAATTAAGACCACAACCGTTAAGCCTTCTGGCACCGTCTCCATCCTCGCAGGAGAGTCACCCGGAGTTCACTGGACACCAGGTGGTAAGTACTTCCTTCGCACTATTCGTTTCTCAAACACTGACCCGATGCTTCCACTTTTCAAGATGGCGAACTACAAGATTGAAAAGGCAAGCGAGTCACCAGACACAACTTCTGTTGTCTACTTCCCAATAAAGTCAGATGCAGAGCGTGCAGAGCGAGACGTTTCTATCTACGAGAAGATGTCACTCGCAGCAGTTGCTCAGCGTTATTGGTCTGACAACTCTGTCTCTGTAACTATCTCTTTTGACCCAGAAACAGAGTCAAAGGATATTGGCACAGTTCTTCACATGTACGACGGTCAGCTCAAGACTGTCTCATTCCTTCCGTCAGGCAATCACACATACCCACAGATGCCTTACACACAAATCACGGAGAAGGAATACGAGAAATACACGATGAAGCTCTTCCCAATTGACTTCTCTGGGGTTTATGCTGGTATGGCAGCCGATGCTATTGGCGAGGCATACTGCACCACAGATGCATGTGAGATTAAGTTCGTCAAGGAAAACACGAAGGAATAACTTTGGACCTCAACGAGCACCACCTACCAGAAGACGCTGGAGAGTATGCGGAGGGATTGTCCAAGATTATGGACAGAATTCCAGACGGCTGGGGTCGATGGATTTCGCATGGTAAGGGTTGGTACAAAATCATCTGTGAAACAGACGAGATGCTTTCGTACATTGACCCTGATTACGAAATTCATCAGGTCAAGGAAAAGTTTGGAACTCTTCGTTTCTACTACCAATCTAATACTTACTCATACGACAGCATCCAAGTAAAGGTTATGGATGCATTAGTTGGAAGAGCAGAACAGCGTTCATCCATGACCTGTGAGAGCTGCGGAGCTTGGCAAGGAATGGAAGACACAGTAAAACTGCAAACAAGCAGGTACTACGTCAGAACTTTGTGCTCAACATGCGCTATTGCAAATGGGTACACCCCCACCGAAGACCCCGAGGATTAACTACTTTTAGATGGTCTAAACTCTGGCAATGACCAGATATCCAGTAAAGAAAGTCGTTCTCCCCTCAGACATGAAGGGTTTGACGAACGGAAAACTTCCGTCTTCCCTTTTAAAAGCAATTGGGCCATACGGGAAGATGCATCACCTAGCTTCCGATGCTTGGGAAGCCCTACGCGCTCGCGCTAAGCAAGACGGTATCGAACTTGTACATGTTGGCGACTATCGCTCATACGAGTCCCAACTTGCGATGTTCATGGACCGCTATGTCAAGGGAGATTCTGGCGACCCCCGACGCATCACAAGAACTTTCCAAGGTCAGCGTTGGATGCTCAAGAAGGGCAAAGCGCCAAGTGCCTCGCCCGGTACATCTAACCACGGGTGGGGTTTGGCGATTGACGCAGCTCTAAAAGTAAATGGAAAAGTTGTTTCTATCACCAGCCATCCAAAAGGCAGAACTTCTCACAAGTCTGGCGTTGACTGGTTGATGCAACATGCAGATACTTTTGGCTTCTCTTGGGAAGTCGAGTCAGGTTCTCAAGCAGAAGCGTGGCATATTCGTTATTACGCAGGGGACAATGTTCCTCAAGCAGTTCGTGACTACATTTTTGGTACAGCCCCAACACCACCGAAACCAGCTGAAACACCAGTAAGCGAAGACCACCCAGCACCACCAAAAATTATTGTGAAGAAGCCTTTCCCAGGAGAAATCCGTCGCGGCTCGAAGAACAAGAGGGCGGTCAAAGAAATACAAACTCGACTTGGTATTAAAGTGGATGGTGACTTCGGTCCAAAGACAGAAGCGGCTGTTCGCGCTTTCCAAAAGCAAAACCCATCTTGCGGGCGACCAGACGGTGTAGTTGGACCCCGAACTTGGAAGGCGATGTTTGGATGAGATTCAAGGACTTCGGTTGTGAGTCTCCCTTTGTAAAGATTTACAAGGATGACATTTCTATTAGAACCACGACCTATGACGACCTTGAGCCAATCTCAAAACTTCGTTCTGAAAACAAAGACCACCTTTCCCCGTGGACCTCTTTTCCAGATGTTCCCTCCGACTCTGAAGAAGGTTATGCGTTTACTATCCGTTACAAGGATGAGATAGTTGGTGAAGTTGTTTTGTGGTATTTCACCTATAAGAGCTGCTTTATCAGTTACTGGGTAGATAAAAACCACTGCAATCAAGGAATCGGAACAACTGCCGTTTCTATGGCGACTCTTTATGCTTTAGACAACTATGACGTAGATTCAGTAAAAGCGTCTATACAACCAAGCAATTTAGTAAGTATTCGACTAGCAGAGAAGCTCGGCTTTAAAAGCCTCGGAGTTTCGGACTACTTGCGAGTGCAGGACGGCTACGAGAAGCACGACCTCTACGCTTTTGAGAGGTAACAACTCTTCCACTTAGTTTTATTATGGAATTATCCCTTATTCCATAAAAGTTAGGAAGAAATTGTCATTAGTTAGATGGCCCATAGATGGTGTCTATGGGAAGCATTTCAAAACCACATCCTCCTTCGGTTGGAGGATTCACCCCATCGAAAAAACAAAAAAGCACCACAATGGCGAGGACCTTTGGGCAGCTCCCAAAGAAGTCCTCATTAAGGCATTTGCTGATGGAAAAGTTCTCAAAGCAAAAAAGTCTGGTGCTCCAGGTGGAGGTTACGGTTGGTTCGTCCAGATTCGACACAAAATTGACGGACAGTATTACACCTCGTGTTACGCACACATGGTTGAAGGCTCTCTCGCTGTAAAAGAGGGACAGAATGTCACTGCTGGAACTGTCATCGGTTTGATGGGTTCCACTGGAGCGTCAACTGGAAAGCACCTTCACTTTGAAATCTGGAAAGGCAAGACACACGGTTGGTCTGCTGACGGTTCTGGATTCGTAGACCCAGTTCTTTTTGTAGAGGGTCTCATCAAGAAACAAACAGCAATTGCCAATGCTCCTCTGCCCACCCCCGCAGATGCGCCAGTTGCTCCTGCACCTGTTCACGGTCCTAAACCAGCAGCTCCTGCTAAGCCAGCAGCTCCTGCTAAGCCAAAGACTTACACAGTCAAACGAGGAGACACGCTGACCAAGATTGCAAAAGAGAACAAAACAACCGTTAAGGCACTCCAAGAACTAAACAAAATAAAGAATGCCAACCTCATCAGAGTTGGACAAGTCATTAAACTTGGCTAGTGCCTACTTACGAATATAAGTGCGATGAGGGGCACTTGTACATCGAAGAGCGTCTCATGTCTGAGGACCAAAAGGTGTATGAGTGCCCCCAATGCTCTGCGCCACTAAAACGTATTTTTAGCCCTTCTGGTATAACATTTAAGGGCAGGGGCTTCTACTCAACAGGAGGATAGTGATGGCTAACGAAGAGATTATCGACGCCGAGGTAGTCGAAGACGAAGGCGAACTTATTACTGAGATTTATTATATGTTGTGCTACCACGTTCAAAGTAAGAGGTGGTACGCAGCCCCCCACATGATTCAGGTATTCACTCAAGGCGCTGGGGAAGTCCTCGAAGGAAATGGGCTTTCAGGCAAGTGGAGGCCCCTCGAAGATGGTCTTGAAAAAGACATCGACTTTGACAACATTGAGCTAATCTCTGCTTTCCTACGGAAAGCGAACAACTTAGATGGAACGAATCAAGAAAGCCCTCAGCAGATACTTGGACAGGAAGTTGATGCGGAATGAGTACTCCGTTAGATGGGCGTTCACTAACCCTTACTCCCGTAGATTTTCCAGAGTGGAAGCACAAAGTCTTAAAGTTCGTCGCCTCCCTATTGCTGATTAAAAGAGCAAATTACATCCTTGTAATTCATTCACTTGAGAAAAACTAATTGATGTTTGCTTGACTTTCTATCTTTTTGTCATAGAGTTTTATTAATGACAAAAGGAGAATGATTGCTAGTAACGGTTTACACAACGCCGAACTGTGTGGCGTGTAATTCTACGAAGAGACAGTTTCAGAAACTAGGCGTTCGTTATGACGAAGTTGCCTTAGAGAATCACCCCGAACTGATTGACCAATTCAAAGAGAAGGGTCATATTCAGGCACCCATCGTTGTTGCTGGGGAGAGTATCTGGTCAGGGTACCGACACGAAAAGATACAAAACTTGGCAGCAAAGTTCAATAGAGAAAGTAATAACAAATGACAACAACACTGACACAAGAACAAGTCCTTGAGTATTTTGCCCATGGTGTCAAAAAGGGAAAAATCAATGGAGCATTTTCCGAAAGAGAGATGATTCTCGGCATTCTCTCTGACCCTGAATTTCACGACGAAGTAGACAGGAACTGGCGTGGAGATGCGACTATCTACGAGGTAATCGTGAAATTACTCCGAAATCGGCTACCGAAATCTACGAGATAATAAAACCAAGAAGGTTTCCTCCCCGACAAGGAAAAGGCAAGTGGCGGTCGAAAGACCGCCATTTGTCTTCT